ATATATATACAAGTTACGTCTCCTGACGGAGACGTGCAAGAAGATAAATCTTCTTGCCTTCTTACGCGCGCGGAGAGTGCTGGGGTTGAGAAAAAAGGGAAGTCTAAAAAAACATCAAAGCCCCAAAAAGAGAGGGCGAAAAAAAATCCCACCATCGTGGCTCGAGCCAGAGTAGTCTTTGAAAGCCATTTCCAGCAGCTATATCAGAATCCGTACTATTGGACAGCAAAAGATGGTGCAAATATGAAACAGCTTCTCCAAAAAATTTCATACAGTCGACAGCATAGGGAAAATCCCCTTCCAGTTGATGACGACTCAATTCTCGACGCTCTAAGTAAGTTCCTTGAAACAATCAACAAAAGCTGGGTTATGGACAACTTCTCTGTGACGACCATAAATAGCCAGTACAACAACATCATTTCAGAAATAAGAAATCGATCAAAATTAGATACCAATGGCAGAATCACTAATACCCCGACAACGCAAGGACGGTCGGCAATCGGAGCCGACATCTCTGACAGTTATCGTCAACGGGCTTCTATCCTCGCAGATATCGAAGAGGCAGACAGACGATACCTTGAAAGGCGTGAGTCCGTTAGCGATGTCTCTTATGAAGAACTACCTGCCCTCTCAGGTGGCGAAAGCGTATAATCCGACATTACAAGCCGGCATTATGGCTGCGTTTCCCACAATTTTGGGCGCACATCAAGCCAAGAACATTCCGGCAATAGTTCACCTTGCTCAGGCATATGATGAGGATGTAGCCGTGAAATGGATACAGGATCAACTACTCCAAGTTAATGAGTTTGCGGGAGTCAAAGCCAAACTAAGCGATATGCAGTTGGATGAGCTTGCTATCCAAATCCGTTTGGAGTATGGTTATCTTAATCTCTTTGAGTTTATTCTGTTCTGCGCACGGCTTCGGTCCGGGCGGTACGAAGATTTCTATGGCTCAGTCGACCCAATGAGAATACTGAAATCTCTGGATGCTTTTTGCTCAGATAGGCGCGATGAAATATGGAAAGAAGCCGAGGCTAAAGAAAAAGAGGAACGCGAACGCGAATACGAAGAAAACCTCAAAAATAGCATTTCTTTCGATGATTGGTATAGGAAACTTCCAGAAGACAAGAAAGAAGAAGTCAGAACACATCCGTATTTCTGTCAGGTGGCAAAAAGAATTGATTCAACCGACAATCAAAATGATTAGGCATACATCAGAATTTGCAGATTTGATTAAAATAAACCCGCAAAAACTTGCATATATGATTATTTATGATTATCTTTGTGTATGCAAATAAGATAAAAACAATCAAAAAAACGAATAACGAAAAAAATGGAGACTCTAACCCCTGAGCAAATAAAAGTAGCGGAACAACTCCGTAAAGAAATAAGAGTGGCATATCCTTATGTTTCCCCTGATGTCTATGCCGTTGAATATTTTGTAGTGCAAGGTTGGTCGCATCCGGAACGGCTCACCGTTCACACTCTCTACGACCATCTGCTTTCGCAGGGGTTCTGTGAAGTAGAACAATAGTCGCTATGGATTTCCTTTCATTCTACGAGCCGCCATTTTACTCTGATGGAGTATTCGTTTGGTCGAATAATGGGAATATGGCTTTAATGGCTAACGACTTATCGAGGGATAATGACGCATTATTGAAAAGGATGTGCCATATCCTTAACGATGAAGAGAAGCCGGTCAAAATTCCTCAATTATCATATTCTGCTCCTGAAATTCTCTTAGACGGCAAGAAGTTCCTTACTGTGCGCGGTTGGGGGGCTTTAACCCGTTTCGCTGGCTCTCCGGAGGCTGCAACACAAATCCAAGATGCCTTTGCCCATTGGGTAATCAAAAAATTGCGAGGAAATGATACAGTTGTCTAATTCCGATGCAGAGCAAGTTTGCCTTCATCTTGGTAAACATTTATGCAAATTGAAACAGGCTCTTGGGACAAGAAACCAAGTGTCAACAAAGCAAATCAACGAAGCCAGAATGCTGGGAATCCTCATAAATAAAATCAGTAATAAACTTGATAAAGCGTGCCCTGGCAGGCAGACAAAATAATGGCATATAATTCCGAAAAAAACAAACTTCGCTCTAAGGTTATCGACGAGCTTATTTCTGCAGACAACTGGTTCACCCTTGTTACTGCAGAAGATAAGGTAAAGGTATTCTCATGTACCGATCCGAATAAACTAAAAAGAGGGCTCGTGAACATGATGCTCCAGGAACAGTGTTACGCCAATCTGCTTGTGGATGCGGTTGGCGATTATGTCAATATTATGCGAAAACGCGAGCTGCGCAAGGGCATATCGCTAAATTAAATGATATGAGTTTCAACGGAAAAGCAATATATCAGCCAAAAGGCAAAGCTAGAGAGTATTCGGCGTGGGCTTGCAATTTCTATAATGGTTGCTCAAATGGTTGTCAGTATTGTTATTGCAAGCGAGGCGTATTGAGCCATGTATGGGCCACAACTCCATATTTGAAAAAGTGTTTCAAAAACGAAGAAAATGCGCTGCGGGTATTTATCGAAGAGGCATCAAAGAATTTGGTCGAACTTCAGCAAAATGGCTTACTCTTCAGTTTTACAACAGACCCTATGTTGCCCGAAACAATAGGACTCACTAAAGCCGCCGTCAGAGCTTGTTTGGTTCTCGATATACCTGTGCAGATTCTTACGAAGAGAGCCGATTGGGAACTGGAGATAACCATTCCCAAGCCTGAGAAAGCCAAAGAGTTGTTAGCCTTCGGATTCACATTGACGGGCTGCGATAATTTGGAGCCTTATGCCTCGCCTAACATCGAGCGAGTGAAGAAGATGCTTGAGCTTCATAAGGAAGGTTATAAAGTTTTTGCCAGCATTGAGCCTATCGTAAAAATAGACGCATCATTTGCCATGATAAATGCTCTTTCTGGGTGGTGCGATCTTCTGAAAATAGGATTGTTGAGTGGAAAGAAAGAATACAATGAAGACGGTGTGCAATTCTTGTACGAAATGTTGAAAGACGATACTCGCGGAAGTAAATTCTACCTAAAAGATAGTTTCGTCGATTTCCTAGGCATTGACCGTTCAGCATTACCAGCTCATTTCGTTGAATCATCATATAATATCTTCAAAGGAAAATGAAACGAAGACCTAAGTTTACAATTATGTGGGGGCGCGTAATCGCGTCTCTGCTATCGATTGTCCTTTTGCCAATTCTACTCCCGGTAACGATACTTGAAAGTATCTGCGTGAATATTCTGATAGCGTGGGGCCAAATCAGGCACTGGATAATCTCAAAACTCGATATGAAAAGGAATAAATACCATGAATAAAATAGTTCAGCTCACAGAGTACGAGTATCAGCAACTCAAGAAAGAGGCTGAAATGACCTGCGCCGCAATGGAAGCCGAAATTGCGCGAGGTATAGAGGAGCACTCCAAACTATCTATAGACCTTAAACTCGATATCGGAAGAGATTGGGAAGATGTGTTCCACATAAAGCCGGTTGTATATATATCCTCTTCTTACTATGACACCGGGCAAGGATTCGATAAAGTAAAGTACGCCGTATCTTATGATGCCTGCCGAAAGATTAGCAAGCACGTTGAGAAGTGGCTGGAAAATCAAATCCGGACACGATATAAGATCGACGTCGACACAATAAACAAGTACAACAAGAGAATGAACAATCAAGCTAAGTGGAATTATGCCTATGCACTCATAGCTCTTTCTGGTTGGCTCGTTGCCTGTCTTTCTATATTCCTCTGATATGGCACAGATAGTAAGTGAAGCTGCTGGCTTCAAGGTCGCAGAAGTGAGTCGAACTGAACTTATGGATAAATTAGGACCATTAGGGTCTATAGGAGTCTGCGACAGTTGTATGTCTAAGTCGAAAACGGGCTATTACGTTGCAGTACTTGATCAGTGGTTTTGCCCTAAATGCTATAACGAATTTATTCAAAATAACACTCCGGACCCTCGCGACACTTGGTTTGAGGATGAGCGGTTTGCGTGGTTCAAAAAATTATTTCAACTATAACAGCCCTGGAGCGGCTAATTAAACTCCAATCAAAAATCACATGAAACAGTATATTGGAATCGAAGAAGTGCAAGCCAAACCTATGACCTATGGAGAGGCTTTCAAGGAGGGTATTATTCCTCCTTCTGCTTACGTCGAGGAACTGAGCGAAAGTGAAGGTTACCTCATGCAGGATGATTCTAAAGACAAGGGATGGCTTCCCAAAGAGGTTTTTGAAAATCTCTACCGGCTCGCCGACACTCCTGTCGAAAGAATGCATATCGAGTACGATGAGCTTGCTAAGAAAAGTGGTAACCTCAATGCGTTCATTAGGAGCGACAAGTTCAACAGTTGCGGAACCGATATCCGGGCACTCTTGGTAGCCCAGAATGTTGCAATGGGAGACTACATGAATCTCCTTGCAACTCGTACTACGCTTATGGAAACGGGGGAAGGCGGTATGGGTTACTTCTCTTTCGGTATCGCTATTACTCTGCTTGAAAAAGGCTTTGTTCTTCGCCGTGAAGGTTGGAATGGTAAAGGTCTTGTGGTTTTCAAGCAGGTGCCGACCCATATCACGTCAGAGACTATCCCCAATATGCAATCCCTTCCTCAAGCCGCAAAAGACTTCATTATGGAAGGTAAAGAGGTTATCGACTATACCAGTCAATGCCTGATCTATAATGACACCACCGGCCGTGCTGATTCTTGGGTGCCGTCAATCAGTGATGTCTTCGCTAAAGACTGGGAGGTAGTCCGCTGATAGATGCCAAAGCCTCTTTGTACAGCAGCCCACTGTCTAATCTATCGCCTACGGAAAAAAGGAATTCGCGTAAATACCAAAGAACGTGTTATCTTTCTTCCGTATGGCGAGAGAGTGGAAGACTATGTGCAAATTGTTCGACTTCAACGTGAGTTCTATCTCAATGTTCAATTCATAATTACTTGAAGATGAAAGACGAAGAGAAATTTCTCAATCGGTTTGTAAACACGTTTGAGTGGCCCGAAAGTATCAAGAAGCCTTTTTATAGGGAGGGATTTGTATATGCTACAAATCGTACTATTATGGTGCGTGTTCCATATAACGACTTGAAACGAGTGTATGAACCCGTAGATTCACCTAAAAACTTGCCGCAATTCCCTGAATCAACTTGTGATATTGAATTGCCTATCAGTGTGCTTGTGGAAACATTTAAAAGCATACCCCAATGTGAAGAACGTCGCGTAGAAGGTAAAGCTGCTGAGTGTGATGAATGTGAAGGAAATGGCGAAGTTGAGTGGACCTATGAAGACTCGGACGGAGAGGAACATCAGAAATATTTTGATTGTCCTATCTGCAATGGATATGGTAAAGTTAAGACTAAGAATTTCTATCGCGAATGGCTTTACACTTCAATCAATGGAGTGGCTTTCCGCAACAATGAACTAATAATAATGGCTGAGGCCGCGCATGCTCTTGGTCTTGATTCTATTAAAATTCTACATCTACCTAAGTCTTGCACTCCGGCCAGATTTCAGTTAGAACCCAATATCGATATAATAATTATGGCTGCTGTTGATGTCAAGGTCGACAGGAAAATATCACTCGTAGAAAATGGAAATAACTCCTAAAATAAAGTTTGTGTCGGGTAGCTTCGATACGAAGGAAAGCTCGCTTGTCTTAGTCCCTTCTGATAATCATGGTGAAATTCTTCTATGTGTGAAGGAACCCGATTGCGGATGGAACATACCAATTGGAGAAATAAAGCTGTATTCATCTGGACTATACGTCGATTTCAGAGAAACTTATGAAGATGCCTGTAAGTTAGGCGAAGAAATTTGTCGTAGGTTCAATGAATTTCCACAAGATAAGAAATTATGATACTTCATAGATTTTGTTCTGCCAAAGAATTTGAAGCCTTCCAGCGTGGCGACTTGCTTGTGAATAACACGGACCATAGTGTGAAAAGAGGCGGTGCTTCCACGTCGGTAGGCTTTTGTTTTTTCAAGGAAGATCCAGAGGAAGCAAAGCATTGGTTATCGGGAATTGTAGATTTCGATGTGTGCATTACGGTTGAGGTCGATGAATCTGATGTAAAGAAGTCAAGAGGCAGATATAGTACAGTAGATATGCAAGGAGTGATGTATAAAGAGGAATATTGTTGCAAGACGTATGACAACTATCGGTTCCGGCTGATTGAGTCGACATCCTCTTATTCCTCGTATGCTCCCAATCATTCTACATTGAAGAGAATGTTTCCGGAAATTTTCATATAAATCAAAGCAAGCCTTTATGTCAAAGAATAGAATATGGTCGCAAGACGAAATTAAGGAACTCCATAGACTGAAGAATCTAGGATTACCTCTATGCGAAATTGCTGTTAGAATCGGCCGTTCGTGCAAATCTCTGGAGCATAAGCTATATGGAAAGCCAATCCCTCGAGTAACGCCTCGCAATAGAGATCTCACCGAAAAAGAAATAGTTTGGATTATCAATCATTTTAAGCATACTCGCAATGAGGAAATAATGAGAAAGTTTGGCATAAGCCATTCTATGCTACACCGTATTGCAAGAGAAAATGGATTGAGCAAGACGCGGCAGTTTATGAGAAAGACGCAGGACGCAGCTCAGCAAGCGGCAGCCGAAAGCCATAAGAAAAATGGCACATACCCGCCGAAAGGATATATAATACCAAATGCGAGCAAGAATCGTTTCCAGCCAGGTCAAAGCAATCGCGACCGACTTTCCCCTAAGAAGTATGCGGAATGTCAAAAAAAGAGACAAGCTTCATGGCGAGAAACTTATGATAAAGACAGAAGGAGAACCCTGGTATGGGGCTTTGAACAGCGAACTAAATTCAGATTTGTAAAACAGTCAAAAAGCAAAATAAGTGTCAGATACAACCTACGTAAGAAAGGCTACATCGAGTGTCCTGAAGACCATAATTTGTATTTTTATCCAACAGAGGAAATGCGACACCCCAAAATAGAGGAAAATGCCATACGGCATGGGATAAAGTTTAAACCCGCAATATAAAGAATAATGAGCAAATCCAAAAACTCTCTCCACCGTACAATGTGTGAGGAAGCAGCTCGAATACTCCATAAAGGCAGCTTCGAAGGCTGGCACCCGTTCAAGTACGTGGCTATTGAACTTATGACATATGGTAAAGAGATTCCCGATGTATGGGCTACAAACGGAGCTGGAACTGCAATAGTAGAAGTCAAGACTTCCCGCGCCGATTTCTTGTGTGATGCAGCCAAACACTGTCGTCAGAATCCTATCGATGGAATTGGAAATTTTAGATGGTATTACGCACTTCAGGGCATCATAAAAGAAGAAGAGTTGCCGGCTGATTGGGGACTGGCAGAAGCAGTTGAAAATGGCAAGATGATTAGGCTTGTAAGGACAGCCGCCTACCAGGAGTCTGCCGCATTAGGAAGTATTTCAATACTATGCTCTATTATGCGCAGAGAAGGTATTAAGGGCCAAATCTTTAACTATCACAAGAAAAATGGCACAGCCGGAAAGTAACGGACTGTTTGAGGTTACGACCTCAAAGAAAGTCAAAGAGCGAGGTTTTAACTGCATGAAACTGATTGAATTTCTCACCGAAAAACGCGTGACCGATTGGGCTGAATGGCATGAAGCACACATTGATGCAGCTCAAGGAGAATGTCGTTATGCTTCCATTTGCCCTATATATGCAAAGACCCCCCAAAAACCAAGACAATTAAAACTATTTTAAAATGAAAGAAAATATCGCCTATCAATTAGGACGCTCCGGCGGGTATGGCGTTGCCGTCGCTCTGCTGGGATTGATTCTCGGTGGCTGCTCAGCATCAAAGCCTATCTCTGAAGCACATGAACCCGTGGTAAAATTGCCGGCCGCTCATATTAAGTTTCATAAAAAGATGTTGGCGGATCAGGAGAAACTCTATCCTAAAACCGCAGAAAAATGAAAGCCCTGACTATAAAACAACCATGGGCCGATTTAATAGCAATCGGTAAAAAGAATATTGAGAATAGAACGTGGAAGACGAACTACCGAGGCCGAGTTCTCATACACGCTTCAAAGTTGGCATGCACTCAAAGGCATTTAGAGAATTATCCTTTGCCGGCCCTTAAAAACAGCATAGATATCAAAGAATACTCTATGGGAGATATGTTGTGTGGTGCAATAATCGGAAGTGTCGAAATCGTTGACTGCGTTCGGAACCATCCGTCAGAATGGGCTGAGGAAGGAGTATATAACTGGGTGTTGGCAAGACCGATTCTATTTAAGGAGCCAATTATGAACATAAAGGGTAGCTTAGGATTATGGGAATATGGCGATGACAAGGCAATCTCCATGCTCACGCCCAAAATGAATTAAATAACCATCGTCGACACACCCGCTAAAAATCAGTCGCATGCAATCCACCGGTAGAGATTGCCCTACAACATCGGAGCATGGATCTATCACATAAGTCCTCGCCAGTGCAATTTTAGTACGAGTTACCTATGGCCCCGGAAGGTCGTGTAAAGTATGCGGCGGGAAATCGACTTTTAACAAAAAACCAAATATGTGCAACTGTAAGAATGTCGAATTGGGATCATTCGACAACCAAATTCAAATAGACCATTGTAGCCTCCTACATCCCATTTGGGTGGATGCCTGCATAGCAGATGAGGTAATACACTTACTTAGCCGAGGTGTAAAGACCACCGCTAGTTGTTGTGGTCATAATAAAACCATTCCATCAATAGTAGTAGCGCCAGAAAGTGTAAAACTTATGGAAGAACTCGGATATAAACACTTCAATAACGTTTGTATCCGAAGAGGTCCATATGCGCGAACATTCTTCTATGCCAAATCCGTTAAATGTTCGCTGTGGATAAAGCTCACGAAAGTATGGCTACCGTATCTGTGGCACAATATCATTGATGACCTATGATTGGCGAAATTGACTATGTAGCCTGCGGTTTCTGTGAACACGAAGCCATTTGCATTATTCGGAAGGAGTATATGGAATCTGACGCTCGATGTGCTGGCGGTACTACTGATCTCGCCAAGAAATGCGGCAAGTATTCAATGGACGGCAGAGCCAATCCCTACATTTGGGGGAGCGAAGCTTTCAGAAAAAAAGCGAGTCGACCCTCACGGGCAAACTCGCCTAAATGCAAATAAGATATCTAATCAAAAATCCACAAATAGGCGCAGCCCGAAAAGGCTGTGCCGGGACTCAAATTAAATATCAATACTGCAAAGTTAGTAAAAATTACTCACATAATCAACCATTTGAGGGTGAAAATATGCACATCGGCGACAACAGCCCGCTTGATACAATCATATTGATTATTTTTCATCAATTACATTGTATTTTTCGCAGTTTTTGATTATCTTTGCACTTTAGAAATAATCAATTTTACAATGAATAAAAAAGACATACGCAAATTAAAAGCCAATCCAGACAATCCTCGCACCATGAGTGAATTTATGGAAGGTAAGCTGATTGAAAGTATCTTGGTTTTCCCCAAGATGCTCGAGCTCCGCCCCATCCTTATCAACAAGGACGATGTGATTGTCGGCGGTAATGGCCGAGTTGAGTGTCTTAACAAGATACTCGCCCTCGATGACAACGAAATCGAGGACTACATGTTCAATCAGAAAAAATTCCGTATGGCGTCCGAAGAGGAAAAGACCGGTCTTCTTGCGTTTTGGGCCAAATGGAAGAAAAAGCCGGTAACCTTCGTAAGAATCCTAGACGATGTGTCGACCGAGGAAGAGAAGGAAATTCTCGTTAAAGACAATCTACACTATGGAGAGGATGATATCGAGATTATGAAACGACATTTCGAGCGCGAGGCAATAGGCGATTATCTTGGCTCCGTTGCGTGGAATCTCTACGATTACGACGATAAAATCAACGACAAGAATCTCGATCTTACAAAGACATATCCGGAGAAATTCAAGTGCGGCTATGTAGAGTGCCAGATGACCGACCAAGAGTTCAAAGGGCTGTGCGCCCGCCTCGAGAAGTATCTCGAAGAGCACGACGGCATCAGCGACGGATTTTTAACCTCATTACTTCTTGGCAAATGAAAAAGGACATCAAAGAACTTTCGATAAATCCTATCAATCCCCGTAGGATTGTACTCGGTCAGAAGCGCCGACTCCAGCAGAGCATAATGCTTTTCCCAAAAATGCTCACCTATCGCGACATCATCGTCAACAAAGAAAATGTAGTGCTTGCCGGCAACCAGCGTACAACCATACTAAAAGAAATACTCACATCCACTCCGATGGACTGGATGGTAATTCTTCAGGAGAACGAGAAGTGGCAGGAAATGACCGAGAAGCAGCGCGACGCCATCATCGAATACTGGAAAGTTTGGGTTGAGAACCCCATTATCGATGTTACGGTAGCTGACCTCACCGAAGAGGAAGAAAAAGAGCTCATCATCAAGGATAATAATGAATTTGGCGAATTCAACTACGAAAAGCTCCAGCAGATATATGATGAAATCAATCTCGTCAACTTTGGTTTCGACGAAGGGCTGTTCTACAATCCTGATGACGACGATACCGTGATGACTAAAATCAAGGGCTCTACTCCGAAGAAAATCAATATGCTTACGTTCGGCAAAAATGTCGTGTCAGTGACGAAGGAAGAATACGATACTCTCGTTAACCGTTACAACGATTATGTAGACGAAACGGGCGTCAACTTCGGCTTTGTCAAAAGTCTGCTTGAAAGCTCGGGCGTAGATGATGCCAACGATTCGGATAACGACGACACTGTGTTTGAAATGCCTCAATAAATCCCATCATCAACTAATTATGGAACGAGTTAAATTTGCGGACATAAAGCCCGCGTCTTACAACCCCCGAAAGATTACGGAAGAAGCGTTCGTCGAACTCAAAGGCAGTCTAAAAACTTTGGGGTTCATTCTTCCTATAATCGTCAACCGCGATAACATGACAATCGTCGCCGGCCATCAGCGTACCAAAGCAGCAACAGCTGTAGGAATCGAGGAGGCCCCGGCATACTTCATCAGCGGCGTAGACATCGAATCTGAAATCCTCTTCAACCAGATTCACAACGGCGTTGAACTGGAACCCGAAAAGAACAGCGAGTGCCTGGCTCCAAGAGATTGGGGAACATTCCACGACGACGTGCCGGCAAGCGACTTCAAGATTGCCGACTGCAATCCATCTATCGTGAAAGACATTTGCCGCCTCATCGTTAAGCACGGCGACGCTCTCTGCGCTATCGTATGTGGCAACGAAGTAGTGTTTGGCAATAATTATATCAAGGCTGCTGACACTATAGGCTATCCCGTTCATTGCTACTTCCTGGACCCGGCGAAGAAAGGAATCTTCGACTACTACTTCAAGAAGGACTACGGTGTATTCAACTACGAGCACATTGAACGTGCAGACTTCATGCAAGGCCGAGCCCAACCCCCTCGCCATAAGGGCATAGATTGGTCGGTGCTCTATCGAGAGGTGGTGCCTCATCTGGAGAAAGAAGATCGTCGTCAGGTCAAGATTCTCGACTTCGGCTGTGGCAAGGCAATGTTCATCAACAAGCTCCGTCGCGAGTTGGGATATCGTTATGCAATAGGGCTCGAGTTCTTCAACCATAACCTGAAAGGAATTTCCATCGCAAAGGGCCACGAAATGATCGACGCTTTCATTGCCTACATCAAAGAGAACGGAATTCACGACGGTGGCGTGTTCGACTACACTATTTGTGATGCGGTACTCAATTCCGTAAACACTCAGTTCGCAGAGGATGCGGTATTAATTTGTCTCAACCTTTTCACGAAGATGGGCGGCAAGGTATTTGTGTCTGGCCGATCAAAGGAAGTAGCCGAGAAACAGTATAAGGCAAAGCGCAACACCGTCGACTCGACCACTACAGTGCAATTCTTCGACGAGAATGGCCTGACAGCTTTCATGCAGGAAGGCCAATGGTTTTTCCAAAAGTTCCTTACGAAAGAGCAGGTACAGGCAATGTTCGGTCGTTTCGGCTTTGAGCCATTCATGCAGTACAACAAATCGGGTTACTGGGGATGGGGTGCCCACAAGGTGCGTGAGCTTACACGCGAGGAGTATATCGCCGCCATCAACTACGAGTTCAACCTCAATCTTCCAAACGACCAGTCATACAACCGCCAGGGCGATATTCTTCCGCTCTTTGGACTTGCCGACTGATAGAATTTTTCTTGCAGATTGGATTAAATTCCAGTGCTGAAATTTGCGTAATTCATTAAATTTCAGTATATTTGTAATTGCAAATAAGATAATTTAATCAAAATAAAATGGTCGAAATTGAATACGCTCATTTCCGCAACACGTATAAAATCCTTTGGTTGCGGTACGTCTACGGAGTTGACCTCAATACCCACTGCATGAAATGTCTTCTCGGGCACAATGACAAACGTGTCCGAGGATACATAAACTCTTTACCTCCGAACATGGAGCTTGAAGAGAGCCGGTTTTACTACCTCTGCGGCGTTGACAAGGACTTTAATTGGAACAAAAATCTCCACATCCCCTTTGTCCGCAGTGTAGGTCAGGAAATAGTAATTGACAACGAGTTCGTCAATATTAAAATTCTGAACGCCCGGCTAATCCACATTGACACCAACTACATCAATTGGAGATTGCCTCAATCTCGCAACCGCCTTTTCAACACTTGCAGGAATTGGCAGTTCGCGAATATGCTGGCATCGCTCCCCACAGTTCCGCAAACGCCAACGCAAGAACAATTAGGACTATTCGATAAATAAACCAATCCGTTATGAGAAAACCGACTCTTGACGAATTTGAAGACGCAATCCGAAAGACTGGCGGCAATCTATCGCAAACCGCCGGTATTCTCGGAGTCACCCGGCAGACGGTCCACAACTGGATAAGGGAAGACACCGCCTTCAAAAGTGCGGTACAAGATTCTCGAAAGAAACTGTTTGACCAATGCCTCGACGCTGCCAGGATTGTGGCACTCGGCGTTCCGCATATCGATCCGGCCACCGGCCATATACTTGGTTGGAAAGAGAAACCGGACGGCCAAATGTTGCGATACCTGCTGTCGACACTCGGCCGCGACGAAGGCTTTGGCGAATCAGTCAACGTAAATCTTGAGAATCCGTTACCAACTGTCATCAACATTGTAAGAGATCCTGACGTAAAGCGTGAATGAAATCTACCTCATAGAGAAACGTGAAGAGGGCTATTATGAATTGTATTTTTATAATAGCCCTGCTTTGGCATACTATATCCAAAAGATACCATCAGCCCGTTTCATCATTCGCGACCGTTGTTGGCGTGTAGGACTACACGACAGGCTGTTTGTCCGCGAGTTCTGCGACTATGCTGTGAAACGGCGTCTGGCGTCTGCTGTCTGTGAAGTAGGTGACAGAGTGGAGGTACTGGGCTACCCCGACAAAATGCCGGATTTACAGTACCCGATTACCCACTTGAAACTCCAGCCCTACGACTACCAACGCAAGGGTATTCAGTATATGGTTGAACACAAACGATGCTTCAACGGTGACGATATGGGTCTCGGCAAGACGTTCCAATCCATTGCGGCCGTATCCATAGCCAGAGCCTATCCCTGCCTCGTAATTGCGCCAGCAACAATGAAAGTAACGTGGCAGAGAGAATTCCAGCGATTTATCGGCAAGCAGGCTATGATTCTCTCAAATGAGAACAGAGATTCTTGGCACCGCCACATGGAAACCGGCACTTGCAATATATTCATCACAAACTACGAAAGTGTGAAGAAATATTTCGTGAGTCGCGTCAGGGGCCGGACTACTGTTAAGAATATCGTCCTCGACAAGAGAGCCGCCATGTTCAAGTCTGTAATCATAGACGAATCTCATCGCTGTTGCAATGATACTGCGCTATGGTCCATATATATTGAGGCTATATGCGCCAACAAGGAGTACATCTGGTTATTGACTGGCACCCCCTTGGTAACGAGCAACGAAGATTTCATACAGCAGTTGAAGATTATGCGTCGTATCGATGACTTCGGCGGAGTCGCAAGATTCCGGGAACGCTATTGTCAAGGCCCCGACAAATCATCCAATCTTTATGAGTTACACTACCGTCTATGGGAATCTTGCTACTTCCGCAGAGATAAGGCTATCGCTTTGAAAGACCTTCCGGAGAAAACCCGCCAATATCTCACTGTCGACATCGCTAATCGTAAAGAATATGAATTTGCCGAGAATGATCTTATCCGCTATCTCATCGAATATGAATCTGCTTCGGACGCTAAACTCAAAAGTGCCGCCAGGGCTACAGCAATGGTGCAGATTAACCATCTACGCCAAATATCTGCCAAAGGCAAGATGAACGAGGCGAAGCAATTCATTCACGATGTTATCGACGGTGGCGACAAACTTATAGTTTTCGCTTTCCATAAATCAGTGATGAAGGAGATAATGGATTCGTTCCCCGGCTGTGTATCAGTGACAGGCTCTGACTCGCAGGAAAAGAAGCAGGAGGCCATCGACAAGTTCCAGAACAATCCAGACTGCAAGTTGATTGCTCTTAACTACAAGTCTGGCGGAGTAGGTATAACGCTGACGGCAGCATCAAGGATATTGTTCATAGAATTTCCGTGGACTGCCTCGGATTGTGAGCAGGCAGAATGTAGAGCACACCGCAACGGACAAAAGAACGCTGTAAACTGCTACTATCTTCTCGCCCGCAATACCATTGACGAGAGAATCCTGGAGATTATTCAAAAGGAGCGCGAAGACTCAAGTGTAGTAACCGGTGCTGTCAACGACATAGAGGAAAGCATTGTCGATGCCACCCTCAAGCATTACAAGAGAAAACATAAAATCTGAAATATGACTACAGTAAAAGACAAAATCTTCCTTCGCATGAAGGAACTCGATGTTAAACAAACCGAGCTAAGCGAGAAGGTTGGCATTAAAACGCAAAACCTTTCTGCCTACCTCCGGGGGAAGCGCACGATTCCATTCGATGTGCTTGAAAAGATATGTATGGTGCTGGGCCTTACCCTCGGCAGCACTGATATTGTATATAAACCCTCTAAACCTGCAGACAATGTTCAGAGAGAAGATTAAAGGCAAGATGAATGAGTGCGGTATTTCTGTGAAGGAACTGTCCGAGAAAACCAAGATCAACCCCAGCTCGATTTCGTCGTTCCTCGTTGGCAATCGCGCCATCAGCAACGAGAATCTTGACATTATTCTTGAGGCTCTTGAGCTCACTCTTGTGCCGAAAGCGAAGTTCACTTATCAGGGTAAAAAGCCCGAGATTGACGCTGGAGTAAAGGCATGATGTCTATCATCGAGTATTTACAAATTTTACAGTATCCATGAAGTAGGTGCATATTGTCAAATTTCCAGCAGTAAATGAGTTCGGTAGATGTCCACGTTTTCAGCAAGCAAGCGCAGGCACTTGACTATCTATCTCCGGATGATAGTGAGGTGTCCGAAGTCTTGTATGGTGGTGGAGCGCGTGGCGGTAAGACCTACCTCGGTTGCCTATGGCAAATACTGCGTAGAATAACGATGGCCGGATCGGTAGGCTTCATCTGTCGAGAAGAGAGTGTGAAGCTGCGTGATACGACTGTCGTTACGTTTTTTGAGGTTTTGACCGATTTACACCTGAACTCAGTGGTGGAATTTAACTCAACGCGATTGATAGCAAATTTCTCCAACGGGAGTGTCATCTACTTTCGTGACTTGAAATTGATGCCATCGGACCCAGAGTATGACCGCCTCGGTTCTTATGGTATTACTGATTGTTTCATCGACGAGGCTCAGCAGATATGCGCTAAAGCCATTTCCGTACTCAAAGGTCGCTTCTCCGTGCTGAATGGCAAGAATCCCGATGGTACGAAGTGGCGCACAATGCCGAAAGCACTATACACTTGTAACCCTCGCCGCAATTGGATTTATACGGACTTTGTGAAACCAGCCAAGATGGGTACACTTGCGCCCCACCGCCGTTTCATAAAGTCTCTGCCTCTTGATAATCCTCACGTAGATCAGGCTTACATCGACAACTTGCTCAAAGCAGATAAGGTTACAGTTCAACGCTTGTACTTTGGGAACTTCGAGTATGATGATGACCCGGCGACGCTGTGTGATTTCGATGCCATCAATGACCTTTTTACGAATGAGCATGTTCTTCCGAAACCTGCTCGGTCCTGCTCGGCCGACATTGCATTAAAAGGACACGACCGATTCATCGTAACGGTTTGGGAAGGGAATGTATGCCGCATTGTAGTTGATGAGGTTTATTCTCCCGGCAAGCAGGTCTACGAAACCCTGCGCGACGTACTGAAGCAAGAGAAAGTTCCTCGCTCCTACACCATAGTCGATGCAGACGGCGTAGGCAGCTATCTCGAGAGCTTCTTGCCTGGCATCAAAGAATTCCATGGTGGCGGAAGCCCGAACAATCGTGAGAAGTACGAGAACCTGCGAGCAGAGTGCTATTTCAAACTTGCTGAGCTTATCAACGAGCGCAAAATCCGAGTGATATGCAATCCGGATCAGAGAGAAAGGTTGATGGAAGAGCTGGGAGCGCTCAAGCAGGCATACATAGACAATGATGTTCGTCGCAAGGGCATTATCCCTAAGGAAACAATGAAAATCATCATCGGACGCTCGCCTGACTATATGGACGCTCTTATGATGAATATGTTCTTCCGCCGGACTAAGCCGACAAATGGAGCGAAGATGAATGTAAAGTCGTACAGCACTGAATAGAAACGTGCAGTTAGTAATGTCAATCAACTTAATACCACCAAACAAATGTAAGTAACTTTGAGTGTATGAAAAAGAGCCGAAAATATAAAAAACGAAGGACGAGAACAGAACGCCGATATACATACGGAGAATTCCTCGTACTATTCCCTTGTTGCAGAAAGACGCACCAAGACGAATTGATAGCGACGCTCGATAAGGCTAAATGCCCAGGTTTCCTTTGTGGCAAGGAAGTCCCCAAAGACCTCTTTGCCATCAGCTATGGCAAGCTTGACGAGCTCCGTAACGCTGCCAGTGCCGACGACCCCGCTGTGGAGTGCCTGCGAATATTGCTTGACATTTCGCCAAAAGAGGCTTATTCGTTGAATGTTTTTGACGTGTTTGGCTTCATGCATTTCTGCAGAAGGCAGATAGAGAAAATCAACGAATTGTTCTCGTCGCTCAAAGTAAACTATTCTTCCGACGAACTTGCGGCCGGTGTGAAAGATTTGCAGTTTGGGCCATTCGGCGTCCTCGACTGGTATGCCCGCAGAATGGGTATCACGAATCAGAATGAGGTCCGCGATGTGGCCTGGGTGCGTATCTACAACTGTATGAAGAATGATACTGAGCAGAACAACTACGAGCGACGGCTCCACAAACAATATATGAACCAAGCCAAGAGAAGATGAAGAACCCGGCATTCGATAACGACAAGGCTCTCGGAACGGTAGAGGGCAAAGTGCGCAGCATTGTGGAGAAGATGGGAGCAGATGTTGAGTATCGTTTCTATAACTGGGCTACACTCAATGTGGAAATGGATACTATCAGGAAGCCTACGATTGTGTATGTTCTTCCCCCGTCAGGCGATTTCTACATTGATGCTAACCGGCAAGAGATACGAGATTTTCCCGAAGCGCAGATTGCGTTCTTGTGCTCGACCGAATTTGATTTTGAGAGCGAAGAGAACGACGCGCTAATTGAGCAGATGAAGCGGCTGTGCTATCGTTTCATCAAAGCTATAAACGATAGTGGATATTTCTCGGAGCTTGAGGGCAAACTTCCATACCAGGTTTTATACGACCACCTTGATGAGAATGTGACCGGAATAGTCATCACACCGATACTCGAAGAGGAAGAGGGCGTATCTCTTTGTGAGGACGAGTACGAGACTCCCAAAGAATCTCCAGACAAGACTGAATGATTATGGCAGATACCAACGAAATTCTCAGGGAACACCTGAACAATATCAAGACCAAGATTGCGGAGCGCATGGCAATGAATAAGCGTAACGCCAGTGGTCGTACAGTCGCTTCTCTCAAAGTTGAGGTAGGCGACGGACATGCTATTCTGTGGGGTTCTAAGGCGTTTCTTGCTATGGAACGTGGTCGAGGACCTGGTGCCGTTCCGATGAACTTCGTTGAAATTATTATGGCGTGGGCACAGGCAAAAGGTATATCTGCTAAGGCTAAGTACGGACAGAATGCGAACCAGGAATCTGTTATGCGCTCTTTTGCCGGCGCGGTAGCTTTTAATATCATGAAGAAAGGAACCAAATTGCATCGCACCAAACAGTATGATGACATTTTCACAACAGTGCTAAATGAAGAGCTTGATAAGATGAGCGAGGCTATGGCTATTAATCTGCTCGACCAAGTGTCGACCATAAATGACAGTACGCAATGAGAACCGAAACATTCAAATTTGTAAACATAGCTGACTCGGTGGCTAAGTACCCCGATGAGGTCTGCTTTGCTTTCAATCCCAATTTCATAGAGATAGAATCCGCATGGCCCGCCGGAGTCTTGACTGTGGTTGTGCAAAAAATAAGTGGCTCTTCTGCCGTTGACGAGCAAACTATCAAGGTTTCGATGTATATGGGCCGAGCTAAGATATATCTCAGTCGGCTCTTTGAGTTGATGTTTGACGACCCTCAAAATCAGCGATGCATAGAAGTTTCAGTGACCGTCAAAGTGGCTTCCCTCAATCTGTTCACATTCTCGACCTTGGTAATTTGGGGAAATTTGGCTCTTGGCGAGCGGTTCGGCAACATCGGAGTGTTCAACAGATCCGCTAACAAGCCTTATTACGAAAGGAATCTAATATGGTTTAAGAAGTTCCCGTTCACTGTATCTCTTTTCAGGTATAATCGTGAGGTACAATTCTTCGGGAAGTTCGACGGCGGAGTATATAGCAACGAACCAATATGCCAAGATACAAAAGTATGCTTCTTCGAGAAACTGGAAAAGTTGGCTCCTGATATTCCCTCCCTAACATCTGGTACAGTATCTTTGCCTTTTGAAGTTGTCTATTACGCGCAGAAGAAACGTTTCGTTGTAAAAAAGGATGGTAAATTCTATGCGAACTGGACCGGCGATGAAAATGAGTTCTTTGGCAATACATCGGACTATTGTAACAGTGCCAATGACAACAAGCCATTATCTAATGTAACTTATCTGCTTGAGACTCCGACCGGATACGCGAGATATAGATTTATCAGTGACGAACTTGTTTATTGTGGTATGTTCTCGGATTTAGGTTTCGAGGATATTCCTTTGAATCAAGTATTCCCGACTGCCCAGCGCAACGCTACAATCAAATACCGTGTATCAGAGGAAGCAAGACTCATGTCTGTATTCGATAATACATTCGACTATACTTTCTTCCAAACCGGGGAAAACCTCGTGTTGATAAAAATGCAGATTTGCAATGATACCGACGGTTACTATCTACGATGGATTGACCGGCAGGGAAATCTCCAATACTTCTTATTCCGCAAGGGGCAGATTGCATACAAAAACAAGCTCAGCTCTGATGTTGTGGTGAATGACAATCCAATAGGCGGTATGTATTTTGCCAATCACAACCGAAGTAGGAGTATTGAATGTTCCGTTACACATAAGTGTTGCGCCGTAAGCTTACCTGATGAAATATACGAATATGTTGTTACAATTCTAACGGCACCGATAGTTGACCTCTATATAGGAGTTGATAATAACGGAGACGCCATCTGGCAGCCCATACAGATTCAAGATGGAACTGTATCATACAAAAATGGCAACGTCTTGAACGATCTGGAATTTAGTTTCGCGCAACCAGATATTAACGCTCAGTCATTATAGACTATGTACGAAGAATTATATATCATAGACAACGGGCAAAGGTTTAAAGTAGACCTTTCCATGCCGAGCGGAATAACCTTAAATTTCGCGAGCAATATCTTTGGTGATTTGTCAAAGATCACCTGCTCTCGCACATACACTTTCAGGCTGCCAATGACTGCGAACAACCGGCGTATCCTCAATAACGCGGATGATATTCGCTGTATTTCTTCTAAAATCCGCAGGAGACTGAAAGCAGAGTACATGCAGAATGGCATACCTCTATTTTCAAATGCGAATCTGTATATCGACAGCACCGAAACATGTTTTAATGCTGTAATGACTTGGGGGGTTATTGACGGCTTTCAAGCATTGAAAGATAATGACATATCTATTCGTGAGTTGCCTTTAGAAGCCAAACCAATTTTTGGCCCATGTAATGCTAAGATTGGAGATTACAAAAATACCCTGAACTACGTCCAACCACTATATAATGCAGGACTACCCTATATCAGCGAAGGCGGCAATAAAAATATCTATAACACCTACTCCTTTTTCCCTCTACCGGCCATTCCTGTTTATCGACTTATTGAATTGATAAACACTCAGTTTGGAACTAAATTCAATCTCGGTAAAGCTTATGTCTATGGCGAAGAGGCCGATACTCACGACATTATCAAAATGGGGGTAATTCCTGCAATAAATGTTTCAGATGAAGAAGAAAAAGAAATAGCATCGCTCTTAATGGGCTTCGTAAACGGCCAGTCGATAAATGGTATTGGCAATGTAATTGTTAGCCCGACAAATGCCTTCGGGACTGTTGATGCTAATTTCCTGCGAGTAAATAAGAATGACGCAGGAAGCGTGATAAGCATTACCAATATAAGTAAATCTGCACTAGAAATAGATGCCGACAGCCAATTCTGTGCCAATTTTATGTGGCGTCCTGACCGATATGACTGGGATGTGACGCTCAACGAATCGGCAGGCAGTTCTCCCAAACTTTCATTTTTTATCGACACAAATGAGGTCGCAGGAATAGAGGGGAAATATGGAGTATCTTCTAGCGGAATTCTTTGCTGGGTCTTTGATTTCTCCCAAAAGAATGGCAAAGACCGCTTGACCTTTACACTCCCGTCGGGGGCCACTGTATTCATGGCTTTCACTTGTGGACTTAATAGATTCAGCGTTTCAGGAATTTTAGAAAACTCATATACTCGACTTTATTCAACCTATTCCATAGATAGTATCAAATGGAATGAAACTGAAAGTGAAGCTGGCTCAATGCCAATGGACCTAATGAGTAATCTTCCCGACATTAGCTGCTTGACGCTAATGAAGTCCCTATTCTTTATGATGGGAGCATTTCCTACTATTAATAATGCCAATGAGATAATTCCGGTCTTCTATACTGACATAAGAGGAAAACTCCTTGCGGGCAACTCCTTAGATTGGAGCAGTAAGATTACGTCTGAGTATGCAACGTTACCAAGTAAAACAACTTATAGCGTAAATGGTTTTGGTCAAAATAACTATTACATTATGAAGAACGACAATGTAGATAGTGACGCCGACGAAGACGAAACAGATGTCTACGAAAGTGGAATCGGTATAATTCGTGTTCAAAATGAAGTAATCGAAAAAAACAAAACCATCATTCAACTTCCGTTTTACGCTCCTTATATAAAAAACAAGAAAGATCCCAAACGGCAGACAGGTGATACCATGAAATTTTGGTATGTCGAAAATGACGAAGTGAAGACCAAAGAGGCGAAACCTTGTTTTGGCATGATTAAACCATTCATCCAATACTCTTCACCGGGAACACCGACCGGTATAATATGGATGGGTATGGAGGTATGGAATGATTTTCCGAGGATAAATAACGACTCATCGTATTCATACCTGTCAAAAATAATGGAGAACCCCGTAATCATCTCAGAAAATCTGCGCTTAAATGAACATGATTTGAGGATATTAGACTACTCTACGCCAGTGTACTTGTCGAAATACTGTGCTTTTTTTGCCATAGTGACAATTACTCGCGACAGCAAGGGTATATGTAAATGCGAACTGCTAAAACTCCCGGAGGAAGAATAATATGGCTAACAACGACGTAAAAACGAAAATATTGGACATTCAGGTGCGATATAAAGATGCCCTGGATCAGATTGCCAAGTACCGCAAAGAGGTGGCTGATGCTATGGCTCGTCAAAAGGAACTCAAAAAGGAGCTTGACGAGGGTAATATCAGCCAGGAAGAATATGCCCGGCAGGTAGAAACAACCCGCATATTCATAAACCAGCAGAACGCGGCCATAAATACCCTCACGCGGCAAATCAATAATCAGGAGAAAGCCCAGCAGGAGAACCTCGGCTCTCTTGTGCAATGGCGAGCAGAACTGTCGAACCTGACTGCAGAGTATGACCGTCTGAGTGAAGCGGACCGAACCGGTGAAGTCGGAGAGAACCTGAAAGCCCAGATAAATGAACTTACCACCAAACTCAAGGAAGCCGAGCAGGGCACGCAGCGTTTCTTCCGCAATGTAGGCAACTACCCTAACGCCATGGGCCAGGCCGCTAATGCCACCAACGGACTGATAGAAGCACTGTCGAAAGAGTGTAAGACCGCAGAGGAAGCCGAGGATGCTAACGAAGTTCTCCGCCGCGCCCTCGCTAGCATAGACCCGTCTGCGGAAGGCGCGGCCGACGCAATCGAAACCCTCAACAAGAAGATTGAAGAAAACAATGCCGTCATACAAGAACATGAGGACCAGAGTACCGGTCTTGTTGATTCCCTCGGAGAACTTGTAGGAATAAATACAAAATTTGGCAGTTCCCTTGAGGCTCTTTCTAGAAACTCAGCGGGGTCCGTAATGGAAGGTCTAAATGTAAAGGCCAAAGCCTTATGGAAAACCCTACTCGGTCTGCTCTCCAATCCGTATGTTTTAGCCTTTTTAGGTCTTGCCGGTACTGTCATGCTTGCAAAGGCGTGGTATGACTACAACAAAGGACTTGAGGAAGCCAGTCGACTAACAAAACAGTTCACAGGGCTGGCAGGTGATGACATGAGGGCTTATCGAGACCAAGTGACAGCTATATGCGACGTATTCGGAGACGATTTTCAAGACGTCCTGGCTACCGCAGACGTTCTGGTGGCGCAGTTTGGCATATCGTGGCAGGAAGCACTTGATACTATAAAAGAAGGCTATGAAGCCGGTGGAAACATCGGTGGTGACATGCTTGACAAACTTCAGAAGATGCCCGCCGCATTCAACGAAATGGGAATGTCGGCTAAGCAATATATGGCAATTGTCTCGCAGACTTCTACTGGTCTTTGGGGCGATAAAGGTTTGGAATCTCTCAAAGAAGGTAACGAGCGCATTCGTGAAATGTCGACGGCTACCGCAGATTCTTTGAAAGCCATTGGTATCAACGCTAAGCAGGTGCAGAAAGATATATCAGACGGCTCTAAGACTACATTCGACGTGCTTCAGGAAGTTGCCGGAAAACTCAAAGACATGCCCGCCGATTCACAGGTAGTTGGCGAGACGCTGAAGAATGTATTTGGACAGCAGGGCGTAGAGGCCGGGGCTAAAATGATTGGAACGATTGCCGACCTCAACACCAACCTCGACGAATGTGTGGAAAAACAAGGCATTGTTGCACAGATTCAGGAAGAGCAGGTGCAGGCTCAGACGGAATTGAACGCCGCGCTTTCTGCTCTATTCGATACAACTGGAGGTACCTTTGAAACAATGACAGCCAATGCTAAATTATTTGTCACACAAGGAATAACTGCGATTGTCAAGGGGCTAATAGAAGTTGTAAATTGGTTCATCGACCTATATAATAATTCTATCGTCGTTCGAGCTGGGGTGGCATCAATCACGCTCCAGTTCAAAACCGCATGGTCTGTAATTAAGAACATATGCGGTCTTATCGCCGATGAAATTATGGGTCTCGCGAAAATCATAAAAGGGGCATTAACCTTAAATTGGGACGATGTAAGTGCCGGTTGGGATCAATTCCGCAGTGCTACTCGAAAAGCAGTTAGTGCTATCGCCAATGAAACAGTTGAGAATACTAAAGAGGCATGGGCGCAAATGGATAAGAAATTAGAAAAAGTTGAGATTAAAACATCTACTGCGGCTGCTTCGGTAACAGACTCTCAATCCGGAGAAAGCGGAAATACACCTAAAAAAAATACGCCCAAGTCGACATCGTCGAAATCTGCAACCACAGATCCGGCGAAGACTGAGGCAGAACTGTTACGAAAAGCAGAAGATGAGCTTCTTAAAATAACCGTTCAAGCAGCCGCAACTCGCCGTAAACAGTTGGTGTTGTCATATGACCGACAGATTGAAGATTACAAGAAGAAACTTGCCGAAGATAAAACTCTTACAGAGAAAAGCCGGGAAGCCATACTCAGCATTATATCTTCAATCGAGAAGCAGAAAGCTAATGCTCTTGCTGAATTTGATGCCGAAGAAATCAAAAAACAAGTCGAGCACGACAGCAAGCTAATCGAACTGAAATTATCTGCTGTTGAAGAAGGCACCAAGCAGGAACTCGAGCTGAAACTTGCTTCCATAGACCAGAAAGAAAAACTCGACCTCGCCCAAGCTGAAAAGGACTACGAGAATGAGACCGAGAGGCAGGAAGCCTTAGCTGCAATTCGCGATAAGTACCGTAAAGAGCGAGAAGCTGCTGATGAGGAATACAGAACCCTCAATATAGAAAGGCAAAAGCAAGTTTTACAGAACGAAATAGCACAGCTCGATATTGCCGAAACAGAAAAGCAACTACATCGTGAAGGCATCCGTGTGATGACTGACACAGAAATGGAAGCTGATCGGCAACGTAAGCTTGAATCCATCGGTGGTTTTGAAGCTGAAAAACTCCGGCTTGAAGAGGAAAGTGCGCAAAAAGCTTACGAAGCCCTGATCGAGCGCGGTCAACTATCGACTCAGACTGACGCGGAATGGCTTGCCGAGCAAAACGCCGCCAAGCAGGAATGGTTAAACAAGCAGGTCGCCATCAATGATGCGTATGTTAAGAACGAGCAAGCCAAACAGCAGGCCGTACGAGCCGTCACTAATGGGCTTGTAGGTCTCCTCGAAACCCTCGGCGAAGAAAACTCAGCATTTGCTAAGATGGCAAAGGTTATCACCCTTGCTCAAATCGCTATCGACACCGGCCGAGCCATATCTTCAGGTATCGCAAGCGCATCGGCCCTACCGTTCCCTGCGAACCTTGCGGCAATAGCCACCACTGTAGCCACGGTGCTCGCGAATGTCGCAACTGCGATTTCGACTGTCAAAAGCGCGAAGTTTGCAACCGGTGGTAAGGTTAATGGACCGGGCTCCGGAACGAGCGACAGCATACCTGCAATGCTCTCCAATGGGGAGTATGTAATGACAGCGCGCGCTACGAGAATGTTCGAGCCACTGCTAGCTGCTATGAATAGCATAGGTGCCGGCGTTCCCATTCAGGTAGCCAACTCTTACGAGAGTGTCGACAGTGCTGAAATGATGACCGACTCCTTCGAGAGAGCCGCCAGAGAGATTAAACCCGTGGTATCGGTGGTAGAAATCACCGAGGCCCAGGAAAGAGTGGATATGATTGAAAACTTAGATAATTTCTGATAGATATGAACTGCTACGAACTAATCAAAAGCAACGAAAGCCTTCTACAAATCTTGAAAAACAATCAGATTAGTGTGAACGACATCGACAATCTCCAGATTTATGAAGAGTTTTGCGCCATGAAAAAACAGAACCACAAGACGGTCTATTGTGTATGCGTCCTTGCAGACAAGTATGCAAAGTCCCAGCGGACCATATATAATATTGTCGACCATTTTCGCACAACCGTCAGCATATAGTTAGGGCCGGCGGTATATAACCGTCGACCCAATTACTCTCAGAACCCTTCCGAGAAAGAAGCCTTTTTGTCAGTGCCGAGCGCGCCGGCAATAAGGCTTAAATCGGTCGTGAGAACCTTGCCAATCTTGTCTTTCTTGTACTCTTTGTTGAATGGCTCATCGTTATCAAGTTCAATACGAATCTTGGCAACTCCCTTAGCGAGCTGTTGCAACTGTTCGTAGGAGATTGGATAGTCAACATTGATTTCGTATAAGTTGAAACCGCCTACGTTCTTCATATCCGACCCGTAGCTGCCTTGGGATGTAGTGAGCGTAACAACATTGCCCTCGGAATCTTTGAGCATTATACGCCCGTCTTTGCTGATAACCATATGTTTCATCGCGGACAGCTTGAGAGACAGAAAGTACGTCGGAGTGTCGCCGGACTGCATGAGGTTTACGCCGGCATAAACTACAATGCGGTCGTTGCCGGACTTTACATTTTCTTTGCTCGTAATAATCGAACGTGTGCCATTGGTTGTGTCATCGCTCAATATCTTCTGCGCATACGCCGAAGTCGTGATAATCATACACAAGAGCGTAAAGATAATTTGTTTCATATAGTAGGTTTTAGAAGTTCGGGGTAAAAGAAGCCCACCATCCACCTGAATATTCGACAGGTGTAATAGTGATAGTCGTATGGAGCATTGAAGAATCTATCGTCAAGTTCCTCTTCAGCAGGGATGCGTGAAATATATCCGCCTTCAATCTCAATATGCCAATTCTCGAAATCAAAGACGTCACTTCGGCCCTCTTCAGGAATGACCGCAAGGTGTAAGTTATGAGGATAGTTTTTCTTGGTGGAGAACCCTTTTTTAAATACTCCGCAAAAATATATTGCCTGATACTCTCCGTCAGCGACCTCATCCATTTTCAAAACCGGCTGCTGAAGAAGATTGCTGTTCCAGGCTCCGGAGAACTTCTTGCTGAACTTGCCCGGAACGCATTGGGCGCAGTGTCGATCGAGATTGGAACCCTTTACATACTTAGCCCAAAGATATTTGAATTGAATTTCGTCGATGTTATGCTTGATAGTTACCATTGTACTTCATATTTGCTCATTATTGGCAACTACCCACAAAAAGACGCAGGACAGCAGCCTAACGTCGTCCGGCCTACCACAGCCGTTTACCCAATAGGTCGTGTCCTGCGCGTATATGCACACAGAGCCACAATGCCCAGTGGGTAAACTTTCGATAGCCTGGAGTTATCAAGGTGGTAGTTCGACGACGATTAGGCTATTGTATGTCTGTTGTATTACTGACTCTCTTGTCAAGTTATCAACTTAGGTGCAAAGATACAAATAATATCCGAAACGGCCTAAATGTCATTGAAAAATTGCAGATATGATTAAAATAAACCCTCTAAAACTTGCATAAATGATTATTTTTGATTATCTTTGCGTATGCAAATAGGATAAAAATAATCAAAAAACCAACCGCTGAATGGAGAAAACAACCGGAACTCCCGTAGGGACATCCAGAGCTTACAAGGCGAAAGTCCTCAAATATTGGGATTTTGCCATAGAGGAGGAAATCACGATGGAAGCCTCCACAAAAGAGGAGCTGTTCGAGAACTTCTACAACGCAAATAGAACGTACCGATACTGCAACGGCTGCTATTTCAAGTTTGCTGACAATGCTGTCAAGGCAGAATACGACGAGTGGTATCGCTCTCTTTCTGAAATGAAACGATTCGATATGTACTATGGCAACGGAACAGTTGACTGACATGCCGGTAATAGACTGTCAGGAGTTACAATCTCTCATTACGAGTGCTTTGGACTATGGTTATCAGTTCGACCTCGGCCAAATGTTGGCTATAGGGAATCCCATAGAGGCCGACCCTTACTACGAAGCAACAGCCGAAGGTCTATTTGACGGCAGGGATTTATTCTTTACCGACATTGAGAACGGGAGAGTCTTACAGTTAAGCAAAGACAAATTGTTAAAGGCAGCTTTTGAGTATGCCAAAATGTACCCCAACATCTACGCAGAAGTTGGGGGTGCAGATGGTTATATCCCTCAAGTCGGCATGAAGATACTGCTAGTGGCTCTATACGGGTGGCCGATGGTTATGACAGAAGTAGGTACTCGCTTTGAGAGATTCCTGAAGTTATGACTATACATAAGAAACCTATAGACACCCTGAAACGGATCACTAATCACGCAAATAAGATATTCCCAATCAAAAATAATCACCACAATATGGCAAGAGATTTAGGACACTTTGAGTATGCTCCCAACAAAATTTATCGACTGAAAGTGCTGGCAATACACGCAGACATCGACGAAGAGGAACTCTACGACGATTACGAAGAGGCCCGACACGATTATGAAACGTGGAAATACGACCAGCGCGTAATGGACGCTCATGGTTGTGTATCGCTCGTAGAAATGAGCACTAACCCTATGTCAGAAGACAAGCCGAATAAGTTCATTGTCACCAGAGAACTTGGCAATCACCAATGGTAACCCTCAACTCAAAATAAAATGTCAGCAACAGCAGAACTTATGGAAATTGGTCTGGCTCCTGGGTGTGTTCATACCAATGCGCGAGAGAAGAAATACTATCTAATGAAACGCTTTGTCAGAGCCGCAATCCAGTACGCAGAGCGTGTCCAAAAGACAACAGTGAAAATCGTGGCTTTCCTCTATGAGACACCTTTCAACAGCATCGTTATGGTGAACAACGAAAGCACATTCAACGACGTGTCGGACATCTTCTGCACGCCCGAATTTACCAACGATGAACGTCGGGAAATCCTCATAAACCTCAAAGTCACAGATAACGAGACGATGGCGTGCGAAGCAGCCTCTCGTGGATATCGACTCTCTTCGGCTCCAGTTTTAGCAGTAATAACATTCTAAATTAACAATGTGTGTCTAAGCCCAAGTGAAATGAAAAAATCTAAGAGAATAAAGTTAAATCTGAGGACGTACGGTTGTACTATCAACTATGCCCGAAATCAGAAGTACTATATGTTTACACATGAGTCTCAAAAAAATGGGCGAGATTACGTATATACATTCCCTTGGAGAAAAAAGAACATTTTTGAAATTGCATACACAATTCTTGCAACACGATATTTTGAGGGCAATATAGAACGGTGTAAAAGCGCAATAACGATATTGTCATTAACAAAACATACATATCCATCGATAACAATAAACAACAACTCAAATAAACCATGATAGCAACCTGTTGCTCGCAGTCCCGCCGGCTGCTTGAATGCGGAGTTGACCCCGAGACGGCGGATATGATTGAAACACGTTTGGGAAATCTTTTGAATAGGACGCAAGATTTCCCAGTTGACGAGACAAAAGAGACGCTTGTGTGGTCTTTATCGGCGTTGCTCGGACTTCTTCCGAAAGAGATAAAAGTAGATGAAAGCCCTTATGATGAGGTGCAAAAATATGGACTGCTAATCTATCCCTTCATGAGTGGTTGGCAAATAGACTATCAGTACTGCATATATGATGAATGCCACAACTTGATGTGCATATACTCCACCGACATCATCGAAGTATGCGTTCAGGCAATCGAATGGCTGAACGCCAACAACTATAAACTCAACAGGCTATGACAAACGAAGAAAAAGCGAAAGCGTATGCCGAGAAAGAACTTGTCCGCGCTATAAGTAGACCAGCTCACCCCCTCGACCACCTTGCCCCTTATTTTGACTCCAAAGATATTCAGCAAGCCTACCTTGCCGGAGCCGCCGAAGCCCTCGCCTCGCAGTGGAAAGACCCGAAGGTGGAGCTGCCGGAGGATGGGAGTCATCTTACATTGCTTGAACATGGAAATGATCGGCTAATCGTTGAAGTTGCTCCGTGGATAGATGGAAAGTACCAAGGAGGATATGCAATGTCTGTATATTTTAAACAAATATCTGTGAAAGCATGGCTCCCCATCCCGCCGCTGAAAGGAGGTAACACATAATGTTTGGATATGACATTGACGCTTTGTTCATGGAGCGACTTCCGAGAACGAAAGTTAAGTTCTCCGACAGACCCATAAAAGCGGTTGATAGCAGACAGTTACGCGAATTTTCAATCAAAGGGCATAAGGTTATGGCGTACTCTAAAAAGGACGCTATAACACGCCTTAAACACCAAAAGAAGAAATGAGCAGTGTATTTCCAGACAATGCCATAATAATGAATGGCAAACTATACGCGTTAGTGGATAGTCCTCACAATTCATGTAAATTTTGTGATTTGGCAAAGGAATGCTGGCAATCTTGGCAAAGTGACAATAAACAACCTTGTGCCTGTTTCGGGATAGATAATACTGTGTTTAGAGAAATGCCAGTCTTTATAATGCGTGAAGATAAATTCACTTTCGGGAAACACAAAGGCAAGTTTGTTTCTGATGTTATCGAGAGCGATCCCAATTACGTTAAATGGGCGTTAGATAATGTTGAATGGTTCGATCTTGACAACTGCCTTAGAGATAAGTTAGCCGAAACATTAAAGAAAGTACCGAACAAAGGTAGAATTTATTTGCCTTTTGAAAATTGTTCGGAAGACGGAGAGATTGCCGGGCAAGATGCCTTTGGATCTAGTTATTAACATCACAACAACCATTAGAAGCATGACACCAGAAGAAATTTTAGACACCGTAAAAGAACATCAAACCACCGATTCAATATCCCGAAAAAGCGCTTTGTTTAATCTTATACGACAGAAGACTTGGGAGGTGTGGTTTTTAGGCTATCAATATGCCCGAAAATTGTATCTGGAATATCACTTGCCAGCGGTTGGAAATTTACTAAAACAATGGGGACCCGTAGAAAGTGACTTGGAGAAATATGAGAATGGGTGCTCTTGTTATACTCAAATCGACATTCATAGCCCAGCGTATCAACACCATGTATTTGATGACGAAATCATATTGTATGGGCTGACTGAAGAGGGTGTAAACATCGGATTACCTGCTTCCATTTCAGTAACATTCAGGATGTTTAATCCTGACTATCTTGATTATCGCATCCGTGAGATAAAACCATACCTCCACTACAAGTTGAGATGTGAAATATACAGCAAGGAGCAGGAACTCAAACAACTTCAGGATATCTATAAACAGACAGAGAATCCTATTCTTTCTAAGCTGAAAACCGCCGAGTCCGGTACTATTTTATGGTACGAACGATGGTACAAGGGTCGACTCCGCGAAGCAAAAGAAGTCAAATTTGTACGCATTGAAAATGGAAACATTATTATTGAAAATTATGATGGTATTGAAGTAAGTTTTGACCATAATGGCACAGCGACATCAGAAAACGACTATACTTCTGCTTGTATGCTTTTTCCATCATCTGACCATAAACGATGGGATGATGTAACTTACGTGCCAGCATCAAAGCAGAAAGTATTGTACGAGTGATGTGTTACGAGTTGTACTAAAGGTAGAGCTTGCAAATAAGATCCTCAAACTATCACCTATAAAATCGAAGAAGAAGCAATGAATACTTTTTGTATCATATTTAATTGTGCGAGCGTTATGTTATCAATATCTTGTTTAGTCGCCAATGCAATGGTTCATCGTTACTATTGGTGCACTATATTTGTCGTGCTAGCTTTATTGAATGCGGCGAGTGCAATTGCTGTCTATCGTATATCACATAAAAAGACAAGGTAGTAATATGACGATACTCAAAGAAATAACGCCGGTGGCCCGCAAAGAGCACAAATGTATGTTCTGCTATGGAACTATCCACAAAGGTCAGAAATATTTGAGACAGACAAATATCTGTGATGGAATAGTCGGAGACTGGATTTGTCATGTGGAATGCCAAGCTGTTGCCCGGAAACTCGGAATGTATGACGATTGCGACCCGGACTATGGTCTATCAGATGAGGCTTTCGGAGAGACCATTAACGAATACATCCTCGATGAACATTACGACCGAGAGAATGACGACATACAAGAGAATTGGCAAGGTCTGACAAGATATCAGGAAGTGCTGAAAATCCTGGACGAACTGGAAGTAAAATAGAAGATGGAAATCACAGAAGAAACTCGAAAGAAAATTTACGTAGACTATTGCGAGAAGAATCGGAATACTGTAATCTACGGATTCCGGAGTGCCCGCTATCTCCACTTTAAGGCCGGCTTTGACGCTGCCGTCAACTATATTTTATCACAATCTCTCGCTCAAAGGATCACTGGGCCAGAAAAGGGTGAGATACAGAAACTTTTCTATGCTGCAGAAGGAGGTACAACAGAGTATAGCCGTGGTTATTCGGATGCTCTCAAGAGAATATTCGGAAAAGAAATATTAGATAACAATTCTAAATAAAAACGACATGGACTTATTAAAAGCATTGAAATGCACAGAGCTTATGTCGGAGAGAGACATAATCATCGACATGAGGCAAAAGGCAATCGAGGGGGAAAAACGCGAATGGTCATTCCTCGTCAACGAAAATAAAATGCCGATACCGACAGCAGTAAAAAGCATCTTCAGAGAAGCAATCGAACGAGCTCTCAATTACTACAACTCAGAAATCCAAAAACTATGAGCAGCATAATGATTGATATAGAAACTCTTGGCAGGCGAAATGATGCCGCTATAAGAGAGGTTGGATTGGTCGCATTTAACTCTGACGGTACTATTATATCCAAAAGACAACTATCAGTAGCCCCAGACGTATGGAACACTTGCGGCAGGACATTCTCAGGGGAAACGGTTATTTGGCTTTTAGCCAATCCGAACATAGACACAGACTTCAACTGCCATTCATACTCGGAGCTTATTTCACATGTAAATGAGTTCGTTTCCTCTCATTTAACCATTGACGGTTATATTTGGAGCAAAGGACATATGGATATAGAGGTACTTAAAGATCTCTACGAAACCATCAATATCCCTCTTCCGTGGGAGTTTTGGCAACCCCGTGATTTAAGGACTATTCTAGATTTAGCCGGGGACAATGTAGCTCCGCAAACTCACAGAGCAATTGAAGACGCTGAATTTCAGACAGACCAATTAATCAGGATTCTTGCATCAATTAAAACAACGTTGAATCAATAAACATGGCAATAGAGATATACTATACAAAAACAACGGATAAATCTCCCCGAAAGTGGTATGATGCTAACCGTCCTTGCAGGGGTTCAATTGCAACGTGGATGTGTTTCATGCACTATATGGAGCGCAAATATCTTCCGTCGTACCCTTCAGCATATTCGCTTAAGGAGTATAATTCTCGCTTCACTGCAACCATGTTCTGGAATGGAGAAGGAGATATGCCTATGCAAGAGATATGGGATCTCCAACTCTCAAAGAAAGTGACACCGGCTGAACGTTTAACCATGCAATCAATGATGGATAAGGCTTATTTCCTTGCTGCAGATTTTCCAAGTGTGCGAAATGCGTGGGAAGAGTATGTGGTAGGAAAAAACGGCGGAGAGGGCGTGACGAAAGCCTTTACGGATCTGATAGCGACAATAGAATCTCTGATACAACGCATGCCGGAGATTCATTCTATCGGGATTAATTGGAACTCCGTAAACTGTTTCTACGATACATTCGGAGAAACTGACAAGGATTGCTACGATTTCGTAGCCGACAACCGACAAGTAGAACAGAGACTCAATAATTCAAAATCGTATGAGTAAACAACATATTCCGGCCAGCGTCGCCGTCATGATGCGAACACGTGGTTACAAAGGAGAAATGCCAATAGGCTATCACGAAGCGCAACGATGGGCTCTCGACAAGTATAGCGCATGGATAGTACCCAGGCCCTATCTGTTAACCCCACTCTCTGAAAAGGAAGACCGGCTAATATGGGCCGTAGAAGCCCGCGATGTAGCCAGCCAAATGGACAGTTACGGTTATTGTGAGTACTTCGCCATAGATGATGAGGTCAACGTGCCGGTAGTCCGGGAACTAAGCGACGCACAAATCGAGGAGTTTGAGGTATTATACTCCAGTGAGAAATTCTACAATACTCCTGAAGACGCATTTATAGCGGGATTAATTAAGACAATGAAATTATTAGACGAATGAAAGCGAGAATAATTGCAACCGGAGAAATCAAGGTTTTCTATCCTGCGAGACAAAGCGGGCATGACGGCTACGTCGACGAGCAGGGTCTGTGGTACTACCCGAATGAACTCGATTTTCGCAATGGAGGTGTCCCAATACCTGAAGCCGAATATAAAGTAGGCACTATATGGATAGCCCGCGAAGAAGATGGAAATTTGATTGCGTTCTCAGAAAAACCGATACGGTGCACTGGGCAACTTCCAGGACACGGTTATTGGCATGGAAAGCAGTTTCGGGAGTTGAAGCGCATAGCCTACCCACAAATCACATGGCGGTCAGAGCCGATAGAATGTGAAGTAACAATCAACATCAAATAAAATATCACATCTTCATGAAGTATTACAACCTTGTGTTCGTATCGCTCGGCGCATGGTTGGCAATCAATGACATCTATCACCGTAATTATGGATGGGCGATATTCTTTGTCGTATGCACATTTATTAACCATGTTGCCTACGACTACCACAAGAGTAAAATAAGCAGTATGAAAATAAAAAAGACGATAGCGAAGACTCTTCGCAGATGGGCCGATAGGCTGTTCCCAACGGAGGCTGTGCAACTGCCGCCGCTGTCCTTAAAAGTAGGAGACCTCCAACTGTTGAAACTGGGCTACCAATATCCAAAGAATGCACAATACTTAAACTTTAATCGCATTCGATGCCGAATGGCACAACTATTGGCGTACGAGCTTCTGGAGCGTAGAACCATACTATTTACAATCAACGACGGAGCCACGTATGTAAATACGATTGAAGCGTCGATCTATGTAAAGCGTCCCGAAAATCCCGACGGCTATGAGGAAATATAAATTCAGAGGCAAACGCCTTGATAATGGTGAGTGGGTGTATGGCTCACTCGCTGAAACCCACGGCAAACTGTTCATTGGCATTCCAACCGCCCCCGACAATCCAGTCTATATGATGGATTGGCACGAGGTAAATCCCGCCACATTAGGTCAAATCGCCGGACAACTCGACAAGACTGACATCTACGAAGGCGACATTCTCATTGAACCCACCGTAGCCACAATTCCTCTCGAAGTGAGGTACAACGAGGAGCAATGCGCATTCTGCCTCATCGAGCACACCCACACCGAAGGCCCATTATTGGGAACTTGTCCGTTAGGCGATATGCTCCGGCATTACCCATTCATGAAAGTCGCCGGAAACATTCACGATAACCCCGAAATACTTTCTAAATGGGTGCAAGAAAATCGGAATAAGCCAAAAGATAAATCATGATACGCAAAGTATGGTACGAGGCCATTGATCCCTATCACTCAGATGAAGTGCAAACTTTCATTGGTGCCACTTGGGAAGACCTCGACGAGCAAGAAACCGAATTTAACAAGTGGCTTGGCCGCAATCATCCGGCTGGTATCATCTTCTTATTCAGGGCGCATACAATCTACGAAAGCGACTGCAGCGAGATAGATAAAGAAATTCACGCTGAGGCTTACAAACGATATATAGAAAAACAACGCACTCATAAGGAAAGCGAGAATATGTAAATATGTCAGCTACTGTTGCGCAAGTTTGTCGGGAGGCTGGCTTGCGCTTTGTTGCGCGTAATTGACTAAAAATCTTGCAGATGCGATTAAAACAATCTCCCAAATAGTTGCATATATGATTATTTTTGACTATCTTTGTATATGCAAATAAGATGTTTTAATCAAAACTGAAACGACAATGGTAGAAAAAGACAAAATCCTCAAAGTCGAGAAAGCCAAGATGAGTATGGCGAACCTACTCATGGCGATGAATGTGAAATTCGCTTACGACTACGGCACATTCTACATCCTCGATACGCACAATCCCGAGAAATTCTACAACTTCTGCAAAAACCACGGAATGAGGGAGTCCGAGTTAGCAACCATGGTTGTCTCAGAAATCGACAACGAATTCTAACCAATATAAATCCACAATATAGGTCCTGCTTCGGCGGGACCGAATGCTATATACCCCTAAGCTAAGAAAAACAATGAATGCTACCTCAGAAAAGGAAAAATATTTCCGCTGCGTGAGGGAATTTCTCAACAGAGTAAATATCCCCGACGCTACAGATCATATCGATGACGAGATATTCATGATTGAACAAGTTTTCCCAATTTCTAACGAGCAATTCAAAGAAGAATATTGGCGATATCGCAATGCCGACCACTATCTTCGCAACAAAGAGTTTTATAATAATCCTGAGAACTACGAAACTCACCCAATTTATTAACAACATAATCATCCGAACATGGAAAAAAAGATTATCAAAGCGATGTACTCAACCATCGCGAGCAAGGACACCGTCCATCCACAAATGATGGGGGTGTTCTTTGACGAGAAGTGTTGTGTCGCAACCGACACACATGTGCTCGTAGTGTTCAATCACGCCAATCCCAAACACGCGGGGAAAATCCTCAACGTAAACGGAGAGGAAATCCCCGGTACCTATCCAAACTACAAACGTGTGTTCCCGTCAAAGGAGCGCCTGACGCACTATCGCCCTCGCATTGACCTTGTGCAGTTGCAGAAAGCCTGCGCATGGTTCACACGTCAGCCCGGATTCACGGACAAAGACATGGTGGTAATCCGAGGAAAAGGCCTCTCCATCAAGTATCTCGCAACGCTTCTCAATCTCTTCGCTCTAACCCCTGAAATCAAGTCCGCTGAAATGTTCCAGACACCAGAAGGCAATCCGGCTGTTATAAAATCAAAGAGCATATCGGCACTCCTAATGCCAATGACAGTCGACGAAACGCAGATAGACGCACCTCGTGCGGACGACTGCGCCATATGCCTGACTCTCGAAAACCTAATCAATCAGTTCGTATTCGAGGGGTGGAAGCCTAAAACCGTTGAGGACCCCATGTCCTGGCTCTAAATCCCAACAAACTCACAATTAAATATCAATAGAAATGCAAGTAAGAAACATCCCCCTTTCCGAGATTGTACCTAGTGAACTTAATCCCAGAAAGACATTCAACCAGGAAGAGCTTGAAGAGCTCGCCCAAAGTATCAAGGAGAATGGGCTTATCCAGCCTATCACTCTCCGCAAAATCGGCAACAAGAAAGATGCCAAGTATGAAATCGTGTGTGGAGAGCGTCGCTTCCGCGCAAGTCAACTCATCGGTGCGAAAGATATCCAGGCTGTCGTAAAGGAACTCAACGACAAGCAGGCTTTCGCTTGTATGATAATCGAGAATCTTCAACGCAAGGATATCGACCCGATGGAAGAAGCCGCCGCCCTCAATCGCCTCTACAATGACGGATCAATGACCGTCGCAGAAATGGCAAAAATGCTCGGTAAGAGTAACAGCTTCGTGTCTGGTCGCATCCAGCTCCATCACACAATCGAGCCGTTCGTCCAACTTATGCGTGAGGGTATTCTCGTGCTGACTCATCTTCTCGATATCTGCAAGCTCCCAGCCGAGCAACAGCAGACCCTTTTCGACTCCTGCTTTACCGAAGCAAGCAGAGCCCGATGGACCTACAAGTTCCCCAACATGCCTCAACTGCACGAAATGATTGACGAACATGTTATGAACCAACTGCCGACCGCGCGTTTCAGCCTCTCCGACGACACTCTGGCCGGTGCGTGTGCCTGCGAGAAATGTCCGCTCAACACCGCCAACAATCCAGACAACGCCCGCGATGTCAGCACCCCACGCTGTATGAAGCGCGAATGTTTCCTCGCTAAAGCGCGAGAGACCATCTTCCGCGAGGCAAAGGAAGCAGCCAAGAACGGAATCAAGCTCATCTTTGCCGGCGAGTACGCTGAGAACGAGATTATTCTTCAGGCGGCCGAAGAGTACGGGCTTGATGTGTCTGGTCTCGGTAATCGCCAATATGTTCCTGAGCCCGTTGCTCCAGACCGCGCCCAGTATAAGGACGAAGAGACCTATGCCACACGAAAGGCCAACTACGACAAGGTCCGCGCTGTGTTCGATGATAACATCAAGGACGGCACGGTCACCCCGATATACGAAATCTGCTACAGCGGTCATCTCAGTGGCGAGACAAAGTATGTCTACTACACACCTGATAGCGATGAAGAGCCGTTTGCCGGCAACAAGCTCGCAGACAACAATCGTAGAATCTCTGAACTCAAGGTCAAACTGCGCGAGGCCAACGACCACCGCCAGGAGGATTTCGTAGAGCGTCAGAGAGCGTTTATGGAGTCCTGCGAGTATTCCACCCTCAACACCGATCTTTCATCGGTAGAAACAGACGTGTTCCGTGCCCTCATCCTCAAGCGACTCCCCGTTGCATTCAAAGAGTCTATAGGTTGCGACGAAACGCAGGGCGGAGATTATCGGTCCATCGGTAAGGCACTCGAAAAGAACTTCAACTCCATTGTTCGCGAGTTCATACGTTCGATTCTCTCTGAGAAGAGTGTGAACTTCTCGCCCGAACTGGCTAACATGCTTTCGGCTATCATGGAAGACCGCTACGCCCACAATGCGGACGAAATCGCCAAGCAACTCGACGCCCGCTACAATCAATCAAAGGCCGGTATTCAGGCTAAGATTGACGAGCTTCGCGAGGAGAACGAGAAAGAAATTCAAGCTCAGGCGTCAATCACGCCACAGGCTCCTGCTCCTGATGAGCCAGACGCAAACGCACCTCAGACCGACGAACAGCCTGATTCGGCCGACGAAGGAGCATCTGACTCAACCGATGCCGTAGGCAATCCCGAAGCAGAGGCGCCGGCTACTGAAGAAGCTCCTGAAGAAAAGGAGCAGGAAAAATCCGAAGAATAATATCACGGGCGCGGGAGCAGTAAGAGTGTTCTCGCGCCCATTAATATTTCATGTATGAAATTAGAACTTATTCCACTTTCAAAGTGGCACCACAATGAAGTGTACCAGATTGCTTTGTCCGGCCCCATGTCGCCAATGTCGGCCGCCAAAGATTTTATCTCCAATCTCTTCGAAGGTAATGACAAGATTGTTCTTACCGGTCTATTCCGTATTCGCGCAGTCGGTGAAACAACCTTTACAACCTGGGAGCACGCTGATATTGACCCGGTTCAAATCGATGTCATAGTTTGCGTCCTAAACTTCCGGCACCTCGCAGTATTCGGCGAGATAGGAAGCCGATATATGCCTATTGCCCTCGTTCTCGACGGCGAGGCACAGTTCAGCGAGCTTTATACCACCTACCAGTGGATATCAGCTCCGACAATAGAGGAGATAGCTCAGGTTCTGAGCACCATTGACTTCGACAAGCTCCAAAATGATTTCAAGGAATATCAGTGGGCTGTCAAGGAAGAACAGGCCAACGACTGGTATTTGGAACATACCATGCAGGAGCACCTCAAAATTATGGACGCAAAAACTCCCCTCGAAGCTGATACCAAATGGGATAAAATGACTCCGAAGGGCAAGTACGAATATTTCAAGATATGGACCAAAAAGAAGTAATCATTCTCCAATCCGGAGATCCTTGGCTCACAAATGATAGCCTTAGAATTGTCGGCATCTTTTCAGACGAGGATAAATTCACGGAGTTTGCCGACAAATTACTTGAGAAAGGCGTGGTATCCGATTGGGGCTACAAAAGTCTTACGGGCTATTATGGCTTCGGTAGACAATGTGACATTAAAAATGGAGCGTTGCTTGTCACCAAAGAGCCGCTAAATCCGGCTTTCGATGAAACTGATATTTAATTGCGAAGGGCGAGTCATATTACTGCGGCTCGTCCTTTCGCTTTTAATAATCATTCGCCCGATTAAAATTGCAAATTTGATTAAAATAATCTCCCAAATAGTTGCATATATGATTATTTTTGACTATCTTTGTATATGCAAATAAGATGTTTTAATCAAAACTGAAACGACAATGAAACTCAAGAAAGTAACACTTTACTACCGAGAAATGAAAGATTGGCTCGACATGGCAAACTACGAGCTCGAAGGTAAGAATGTGATAATATTCAAAACGACAGAGGGCGGATTCGGGATTCGCCACCAGTGCCACGGATGGAAACCTTGCGACAAAGTATGGACCGCAAACGGTCTTAATCCCTCAACGGTTATAGCAGTGGCTTCGCATAAAGTAATCAAGGAACTGCTAGATGTCTTCAGTAGAGCGACCTACATGGTAAACCGATTCATTAGCGAAACAGAGCGTAAGGTATTCCTTTCTGAAATGGAAGAAGAATTGTTGAATATAGCCGCCCGATGAAGATATGACTGCCACACAAGAAATCGAACTGCTCCAGTCTCTCAAAGGTGATACATATTTCGCGCAGGTATTCAAGCCTGAAACCATTGACGCGATGTGCGAGAATATCCGCAAGGACTTCCCCATAGACTGCGATGTCAACATTTTCGAGAACTGCCACGAAGCCACCAAGGCTCGATCCGAGGTCCGAATTTTAAAGGGTTTGCTCGATGAAAGAGAAAATGAAGTCGAGGATTTACGACAACAGAAGGATACGATGGTTGATTTCCTCATTGACCAAGCCAGCACTTCATCTGACTCATCGACTAAGAAGCAAATTTACGAAAAAGCAGCCGAGATAATTGGCGATAAAGAAGTCATCCGTCGCAAAATAAAATTCGGCTACTCTCTCAACAACCACGATTTAGAGTGGCTTGCTCAAAATTTATAAAGACAATGAACACAACCCCAATTTCATTCGCTGACCTCCGCAATATGGATATCAGCAACACCGTCGTAGTCCTATGTCTCATAGTACCCGAAGACCAGGATTGGGACGAAGCGAATAAATTCTTCCAAGAAGATACCGAGTTTGCGCCTGGGAAAAACATCACAGGCTGCCACAGAATCACCGGCAACGTATTAGGCGATGATGGCCGGTGGGACTATCTCTTTGAGTTCGACCATCCCGAAATACCGTTCAACCCGATAGCCCGCCTCAAATTCTCGGACATCAAATGGACCGGCGATTATATAGATAACTACGCAAAAGACTTCGAAGGAAATGATTGACCAGGAATACACCACCGAAGATTTGAAAAAGGCTATGCTGAACGAGGCATGTCCGAAAATGGAAGGATTCTTCAGCGACATCTATGACGACTTTGAACTTATAGACAAAATGAAAGTCGGACAGACTGCGCAATGGTTCTACCGCAAGAACGGAACATCATTCAGGGTAGAAGAACCTGAAGAGTTCCAAAGAGATTATGAATTCTGGAAACACCAGGTGTTCAAAGTATTCACCATCCTAAAGACTGAATCCGACTTGTTTTCGGTCGCAGAATGTAACATAAAAAATAACTGAGCAATGGCAAATAAATATTATAATCCCGAAAGTGGAAAGGTTAATTTCAAGGCAATCGAGAATGCAGTTGGATACAAACTCGATCCATGGGAAAAAGAATACGCAGAGTTCTACTATCAAGAAGGCTCTAATTACGGAAAAGACCTTGATACCGTACCGGACTTCTGCTCTGAGACTGCATCCGACTTCCGCTTAATGTATTATAGAATGTGATTATGGAACCGACAAATACAATAGGATACCGAGGAAAGAAGTACCCGGTATTCTCCCTTGACATAATAGTCGAGGGAGAAAAGGAGAATGTAAATATCAGCGTTGAATCTCTGCAGTCCGAGCTTTTGCCAGATTGGGATTGGCGAGATACCGAGGCTGAACATATTGACGAGTCGATATTCTTCTACATACCGGATGATGTTGCAGAAAAGCCTGAGGCAGAGATTATCAAATTCGTAGAAGACAATATATGACCAGCGAGGAAAGCTTTGCTCGTTACGAAGCAATAAAGGCAGAGGAATATCCATTTCACGACCGCGATAATGCGGAATGGAAAGCTTTCCATGATGATCCCGAAGTGAGAGCTGAAATCGGACATCGTTATACAGTATGGCGAGAGAACAAAACCCGCAGGGAAAACGAAGCTATATCAGCTCTTATTCCACGCGTTGGGCTTCCCTGTACCATGTACTTCCACTCAGACCGTAGAGCTGCAACTGTAGTTGAAGTCATCAGTCCTAAAAAAGTTGCTGTCAGATATAACCAGGTTAGATGTATAGAATACTATGCCGGCGACTATGAAATACTCCCCGAATTAGAGGGCGGAGAGCATATATTCACGAAACGAACCAACGGCAAGTGGATTCTCGAAGGACAGCATTCTAAAGACGGGATAAGACTTCTGTTACACTACCAGGACCATTACATAGACCCCCACTATTGACTATGGGAAAGAATACAATCTACATTATCAAAGACAGCAGAGCCGAAGAACTTATCAACGATAATGATGTGGACGGATTTCGCAATTATATTGCAGAAGAGAGCTACCTATCAGTAGAATCAATGGATTTCGACAGCGAAGAAGAGCAGAAAGGATTCCTCGCTGGATTCTTCCACGGCTGCGACGAACGAGCCCCGGCCGGAAAGGTCGTGCTCATCGAAGGAATAGAATATTACAAACCATTCATAGACATTATCAACGAATGAAGAAATTAACAGTTGAGCAGTACGAATCGCTAGCTGTACCAGTGTTCAAAATCTGCTCCGAGTTAGCTGACAGTCCTCGCGTAGATATTCCTGAGTTGGCGAGGATTCACAATATTATCGACATCATAACGTCATTCAAGCCCGATGAGCTGACGGCACAATCATCGGAACAGACAGCAGACACCACAAACCAGAACTAATATATGGAAGGAAAATCAGCAACCCTCAAGGTTCCGTACCTCGGCTACCGAAATATAGTGCTAATTGAGTATTGGCCCACGATGTATAAGTGGGAAGTAGAAATCTGTGGCTCCGGCAAGCATATTTGGGTCTACGAAGATGAGTTTACGTTAGACTAATTCACGACTTCTAAAAGGAGATCCTGACACCATTAACGAAACCGATAAATGACAGGAGTATGAAACAAGTGACAGCATACAGATGTCAGCACTGCGGCAAACTGTTCATGCGTGACTACAACTGCCGCAAGCATGAGCCTCAATGCACTAAGAATCCACTTGTACGTCCGCTGTGCTATGACTGCAAATTTTATCAAAACGCAGACGATAGAGAGGAGGTGAAAATATGGGTTGATTCCTATTTTGGAGAACAATGCTATACAAAGCAATTCTATCCCAATAAATGCACACACCCCGATAAGGATTGCAGACTGTTCGCAAACATTCATGTGAGCGAGGACACATACATTGCACTCACAGAAGAAGAATGGGAAGCTATGCCGACTCCCAAAGAGAAATGCCCTTATTTTGAGCAACACAAATATGGTAAAATAAGAGAGATATGAAAGCAATAAGAAAATCAGACGGCAAGGTGATTGAGGTTACGCCTGGCATATTCGGCTACAGCAGCGATAACGCTCATTATCACCCCTACGAGCTTGACTTCAAGGTGGAGAAAGCGAAGGAAGTGACCATTGACCGTGAAGAATATGAGCAGTTGTGCAAATACAGACGCTATTTCTCTAATTGGGCGCTAAATAAAGTGGAATGTATGCATTGCGGAGAGCTTAATCCTGACGGGTATATGTGCGCAACCTGCGGGAAAGATCCAAAACATTAAACCGAAGAAGAAGCAATGAAAAAGATAATGTTCTCAGATAAATTCGGACTCACCGAAGCCGTGTTGAGCGGTCGGAAGACGCAGACGAGGCGGATAGTTCCTCAAAAAGACTTAGATAAGGCATGTGAGTTTGCGATAGCGTACTTCAACGAAACATTTGATGTATTTGCAAACGATAAAGATGTTTTACAACATTACTTCTTTGTAGAGGAGATTGGCAAGCTGCCCTACAGAGTTGGCGAGGTCGTAGCCGTGGCGCAAAGATATAGAGACTTTATCCTCAACCCTATATCCATTCCTGCTGACATGGGGTGGTTTAATAAGCTATTTGTCCGAGCCGACCTCATGCCCCACCAAATCCGCATCGCCAACGTTCGTGTGGAGCGTTTGCAGGATATTTCCGATGAGGATTGTATCGCCGAGGGTGTCTGCAAGTGGACTAAAGATAGAGAACTATTCAAATATGACATGGCAGACGGTTTTGAAATGTTTGAATGGAGAGATATGCCGAGAACTCCCCGCGAAGCCTACGCCGCCTTGATAGACCGCATATCCGGCAAAGGAACATTTGAGAGCAACCCCTATGTATTTGTTTACGAATTTGAATTGATAAAATGAAACACCTTACAACCATCCTCGCAGCCGTCATTATCATAGCCGGGTTTGTCGGTGCAGGATTAAACATCTACTACGCAATCAGCAACAATCAAGATTATATCAGTAAGGCTGATTATCGCGGTCACAGCTATGTGCTGGTTCATGCCAACGGCTCAACAGGCATCACCCACGACCCCGACTGCCCCTGCCATAACAAACAATCAAATAACCAATAATATGAAACGTTTTAGATTCTATTTAGATAAAGAGGCTTGCGGCTATGATTATCGCCCGGTCGTATGGCCTATTAGATACCCATACTGGTGTTCTGGCGAAAATGCCGATAGTTTTATTCTCATAGCTTATGCCGAAAGCGAAGATGAGATAAGAAGCCTATGGCCGGAGGTGGAGGATTTCGACTTTGTGGAAGACGTTAAGGAAATAACCTTTTCAAGCAGATTCCCGAAGCCTGAATGGTACTGCCCGTGCCATAAGGAAGGAGGTGTGGAATGAGGAAACGAAATAAACAGTACCGTCCACAAGTGCCTAAGTTCAAAAAGGTATTCAACGGCTGTGACGAAACATTCAGAGCGATGTGGGACGCGCAGGGATGGCTTCACGAACATGGCTTTTCCTATGGTTCGACAGACGGTTCTCCGTATTGTCCCATACAAAAAGGCGAATACACGCTGCCGCAGAAACTGTATAATTTCGATGCCGGGGATAAGGCACTGCTTGCAGGCGTGATACGGTCATTCGATTATCGCAATGGCGATGTCGAGATTTGGCTTTATGATGAATTTACAGAAAAAAGTTAAGATATGAAAAACCCGACTGACCGACCGCAGAAACCAAAGCAGTGTGTGCATTGGCGCAGAGGAAGATGCGCAATAGCAATCAAGGCTGTCTATCGTCCGCGCAGGGCTACTCCCGATTTTATATGTGAACCCTGCCTAGGTATCTGCCCCGACTACGAACCCAAAAAGAAGAAAGATAATGAGAATAAATAAATTAAAGCCCGAATATGTCGGCACTATGCCCTCAAAATCAGAAATGAAAGAGGGTGTGCTGTATATCAGCCGAGTATATCTTACCACTGCGCATCTTTGCGCCTGCGGGTGTGGCAATGTAGTAGTATTGCCATATGGTCGCCGTGATGGAATGTTTTGGACGCTGACCGAAAGGCTGTCAGGCGTTACCATGCGCCCCTCTGTCGGCAGTTTCAATCTCCCCTGCAAGTCGCATTATTACATCACCGATAATAAAGTTGAATGGCTATGAACACCGAAGACTACGTTTCCTACCCCCTCGCCCTTGCGCTGAAGAAGGCGGGGTTTGATTTAGAAGTAAATCATGTATATGATAAAAATGGTAAGCTTTGGGAAGAGGGAATGCATGAAAATGCAGACTGTGATTGTACCGCCTATTTTGACTATAATAAAAGTGGTTACATTGAAGTTGGCGCTTCAGCTCCAACTTTGGCGCAGGCTCAGAAGTGGTTGAGAGAGAAGAAAGGCTATGATGTAGCCTTGTGTCCAGAAGGTGAATTTTTAAAGACAGAGAGAACTTACCGACATACAGGATGGAACTATTCTATAATTCGTATCAGCAAAATCGGCATTATGACTCCCGGCCCCATAGGCAACGTTCTAATGTCAAAATATGAGCAAGCGTTGAGTGAAGGCATAAAATCTGCATTGGAGCTGATAAATACAGAAGATCATAATCACGAATAATATGGAAACGAACTATGTTTACATTTTTGATTTCACACAAGGAATCCTTAATATCATCCACCTCACATCCGAAGAAGTGGAAGAATCACAAAAGTATGAGTCGTTTGAAGATTTTCTCATTACGCTCGAAGAAAAGTATGGCTTCAACTTATCCAATTGCCAATGGATGTGCAGTGAAACCATGAAAATCTATCTTTACCAAAATGGCAAAGAGGCTGACGCCCCTTTGCTTGATTATATCAAACAAATGCTCCATAAGAGCGAGAAAGACAGGCAGATCTGGGATGCGAGATCCACCGAGAGCTTTAAAAACGGAGATATCGACCTCGGACGCACCCAGAGCGAACGCAGAGCCATTGCCCTCGGAGAAGTCCGGGCGTATCAGCACATTCTCTCGAAGCTAGAATTCCCATTGCATTTTCAGCGTAAGCACATGTAAATCCGAACATATGAAAGAAACTACAACAACTATTGTAACCACCGAAGTTACACGCCGGGCTCCACGCAAAAAGACCATCGTAGGAGCTAAACACCTTGTTTCTGACGGCACAACGTATATCGTCGAGCAACACGCTCATAGGTGGCCCGGCGAGGGTAAAGGTATAACACGGATATCCGCGCACCAAGCTCAAAAGAAACTTGCCGAAGGTCTTACGAACTGCATGAGTCCCGAAGAGCCTCAAGGCAGAATGTGTTTGGCAACATCTTTGCTCCATTTGTCCGCCATCAGAAACGGGCTATGCGACATTGCGTCCAACCCCGCTCTAAGCATGCTCGATAAGGATGATTGTGAAAGGCTTCAGATTATCGCGGTACAGTTAAACGAGTTCATCCCCATATTGAAAGACATCATGACAAAGCGGGTATCACTCTTCGCCAATTACCAATTCCCAACTTTCTAATGGACATCGATAGTATCATAAAATCAGCGACTGTTAGGCTCGTAGAAATCAAAAAAGATATTTCCACGAGATCCCTCCAAGAAATAATAGCTGTTTACTGTGCTCGAATTGCATCTGCGGACGGTTCAATTCTATCAGTAGCCATTGACGAAATGGATTACCAATTATACTTTGATGTGGAAAGAACATCCGAAGGCAGATATGCCATTACCGGAGATATAGAAATAATTGATCAGGCCGACTATATCGGAATGTTCGATTGCGAACTTAAATTCACACCAGCGGGAGAGGAATAAACTCAACAAAATACATAAACGAGTGAAACTGTTATTTCACTGACAAGGCTCGGCATATCGCCGGGCCTTTTTTGTTTCATTTTGTTTTGGAAACACACCATAACCTGAAAATAGTGGTTTCGACGAGGACTGCCCGCCTCTCACCGGTGATATTCTTACGACACATTTGCCATTCTTGCGAAGTGTTTGATACATAAATATTTGGCGTCCGATAATCGCCCCTAAAAGCACTGCATCAATCATTGCACCTCATTCTCATAAGACCTTGATTTATAGCTCATAATCCATGCTTAACTTTGACATTGAATTATACTAACAACACCAATCCTGCAATGGCAAAACTCAAAATCTACAGCGACATAGTGGACGAGGAACAGAAGACCTTCACGGTGTCTATGGGCGGCCCCGAGGGGGTTTGCTACAAAGACGTGCAGGAGTTCATCGACGCTATACCGGAAGATGACAACGTCATCGACGTGCGAATTCATTGCTGCGGCGGCGACTGTGGTGAGGGTTGGGCTATCTACGATGCTCTCCGCCGGTCGGGTAAGACCGTATCTGCAACGGTTGAGGGCGAATGTTCCTCCATCGCCTCAGTAATACTTCTTGCAGCACCTGCTGAACGGCGGTACGCAAACAAGAATATGCGTATGTGCTTGCACAATCCAGCATACGAGTATCTGATGACAGACCTGCCTCTCCGCTACACACCTGATAAGCTCGATGCTCTTATTACTGAGCTCGAAGTGCAGTCAAAAGCACTGCGTGAAGAGCAAGACCGCATTTTGGATCTCTATGTGGAACGTACTGGAGCCAATCGCAAAGCATTACAAGCTCTCATGGATAAGAACACGTTCATCGACGCAGACCGCGCCCAAGAACTTGGTTTTATCAGCCACATTCTCGTACCCACGACCGCTCACAGACTTAGGAAACGAAATATCAAATCTCAAACCAATAACAAAACTATGGCTAAACCCAAACCCCAAGCAGGTAGCCCTGCTGAAAAGAAGCCCTCTGCTTTCGCTCGCTTTCTTGCCAAAGCCGGCATCGCTCGTGCGAAAGCCCAGGTTGTGACTGCAGCCGACGGCAATGAGTTCACGGTAGAACGTGAAGACGGCGATCCGCAGATTGGCGACGTTGCCTATCCTGACGGTACCTATGTTCTCGACGACGGCGTAAAGGTCGTAGTCGAAGGTGAAATCATCACCGACATCATCGATCCCGAGCAGAATGACGACGAACCCGACCCCATCGACTCTATGGACGACCCTGACGAGATTCGCGCCATCATCGCTGAACTCACCGGACGCCTCAAAGAAATCGACCCGGACGCCTCTCCCGAAGAGAATGCACCACAGGTGGAAGAGCTGCAGGCGACTGTCGAAGAGCTGCAGGCGACCATTGAAAAGCAGGAAACAGAGCTCAAGAGTGCCCGTCCCATCGTTGCTAAAGTCAACAAGGCCGGAGGCATGGCATGGCTTGACGCAACCATCGGCATGCGCTCATCTTTCACCCCTACCAACCGCCGCTTCGTTTCTCATGGAGCACCCGCCGGTGGAGGCCAAGCGACACCCACTGAGTCAAAGACTCAGAAGGCTATCCGTGAACGCCGCGAGGCTACCACCGCAAAACGCGAGAAACGTGGTAAAAAGTAAACCAATCGTGTAACCATTTAACCAGAAATTATGATAAACTGGAGTCAATTTACCGTAGACAACGGGGCAATCACGGACCTTCGCGAATTGCTCTTCCTCACGGTGTTTGATGATCCCGACATCGACCTGACTGTAACCACCAAAACTGGTGTAAAGAACGGTGAAAAGCTCGGCTACATCAACGACCTCGGCGACGTTGGCCAGAAAGGTGGCGGTTGCGACCCGACCTACTCCAAAGTCAACATCACCGGCATTCAGAAGGAATGGGAACTCGGCGACTGGGAAATCCCCAAGGAAATCTGCTATCAGGACCTTGAGGATACCATCGCAGAATCTTCCCTCAACACTGGCACAGAACGTGCTTATCTTCAGGACACTCCCTATTGGGATGTTTTGCTCATGCCACTTCTCCAGAGAGCTATTCGCGAAATGTTCTGGCGTATCGTGTGGTTCGGAGACAAGGATGCCAAGAATATTGCCGGCGGAGGTGTTCTCAAAGCCGGAGTGGATCCCACCCTCTTCAATATGTGTGACGGTCTGTGGAAGCGTCTTCAGGCGATTATCGCAGCAAACAGCAAGCAGCAAACAGAAATTGCAGCCAACGCTGAGGCCACCTATGCAAAACAGAAAGACGGAATTCTCTCAGCGGGCACCGCAATCAAAATTTTCGACAATCTTTTGGCTGACGCAGATTCCCGCATCTTTGATGACGATAAGTCCGCTATATTCTGCACTTCGTCGCTGTTCAAGGCCCTCCGCACCGACATCGTGGAACGCTATGGTCGAACTACAATGCCGTTCGAGAACGTAGGTGCCGGCATCACCCTCTCGCAGTATGACGGTCGTCCCATCTATGCTATTGACATCTGGGACCGCATGATTGCCAAGTACGAGGACACCGGTACAGCCCTGAACTGCCCGCACCGTGCTATCGTCTGCTCCCCTGAGAATCTCTTCGTGGGTACGAACGACAAGGACAAAATCGCAAACCTCAGTGTCACATTCAACGACGTGGACCGCAAGAACTACATCTACGCCGCATCTAAGATCGGTACTCTCGTAGGTGAAGACGCGCTCGTCCAGGTTGCAATCTAAATCTCGGAGATATGGCTACAGAAAGTTGTGATTACCAGTTGGCCGCCGACCTGGTGGCCAGCTGTGCCGTAAAGCCGGTAAAAGGTATCAAGTCGTATGGTTTCATCATGAACTACAACGACATCGATTTTGAGGCCGCCGCCCGTGACGCTCAGAATCCCAACATCGTGAAGTCACTCATTTTGAAGACTGGTAAAAAGGCCTACAAAATGTATGTTCCCGGCAAGAGTCCCTACACTGGCACGAAGAAAACTCTGTCAGCCGGAACATATCGAAACCGATTCAACAAAGACGTATCAATCGTCATCCTGGACAATGGTCCTGATGTGTCCCACAACATCATAGACCAGCTTGCCAATGGTACGTTCGTTGTCGTACTGGAGAATAAATTCCCAGGCTCCGACAACAAGAATACTTTTGAAATCTATGGACTTGAAGCCGGTCTCACGGCTACAGCCCTAGATGACGACAAGTATTCTGACGATACCGAAGGCGGTTGGCTTGCCACACTCCAGGAAGAGAATGCTCCCACATCAGGCATTTTCCTCTATGCCGAAAGCCTTGCAGCAACCCGCACAGCCCTTGAATCTCTCGTCAGCGGCTCATAGTCTGCCATATGAGTAGTTACGAAGATACTATGCAGCGATTGTCTGAAATGAGAAGCCGTTTCCAGAGCGGCTTCTCTTCTTCAGACAGGTTGCTACTTGACTCGCTACACAGGAAGCTGTTCGGTAAGGACATTACCAAAACCGGCTGTAGCGATTGTTACCGTGACGCTTACGTCATCATTGTCAACCATCTTAAAAAAACAAAGACCATGCCCAAGACGCCAAACTATGTGCTCAAAGGCGGAGCCTTAATCCACCCATTCGGCACATCAAAATTTTATACAAATCCCATATCCGACGAAGTGGCTGAGGAACACCTAAGCAATTTCCCCGATGAAATCAACAAGTATGCCCATTATCCTGACGATTGGGAAGCACGCGCCGCCGCTTTCGCAAAACGGAAAGTTGCGGAAATCGAAGCAAAAAAGACTCATGAGGAAGTAGAGAAAGTTACTCCGGCAGCAGATAATTCCGAAGAGATTGAAAACCTTAAAGTCCAACTTACAGAAGCGCAGGAAGCAGCCGCAAAAGCTGAATTATTGCGCACAGAGGCTGAAAACAAAGTCAGAGAACTCGAGGAGGAAAATACCAACCTCGAAAAGCGCATCGAAGAACTCAATGCCAAAACCGGCAATCAAACGGCTTCGGACGGAGAAGGTGTAGAGTCCGAAGATGTGGCTCTGCTTCGCATGGAACTGGAAACAGCAAAAGCCGATCTCGATGCAGCCAACGAAGAAATCGCAACCCTCAAAACCGACAACCGCGCACTCAAAGCAGCCAACACCCGGCTCAAAAACAACGGTGCCAAGGACACCGAGTAATACTCGATGAATATAAATAGCGTCAAACGTTCTCCCAAGCGTCTCACAACCGCCTACTGGAGTACTCTCAATATCCAGGCATACGGAAAGGATAACCTATATCCTCAGCGTATGCTAGACTTGATATTGAATAGTCCGACAGGGGGAGGATGTTGTGACCGCTATCAGACATTCATAGAAGGTAACGGATTAAACGACACCAACTTTTCAGAATATGTCGTAAATAGAGCCGGAGATACAGTCGACGATATATTGGGACTTATAGCTCAGGATATGGCATTATATCATGGTTTCGCACTTCATGTCAATTACAATCTTGCTTGCGAAATCGTAGAACTTAACCATATACCGTTCCAAAACTGTCGTCTTGAGGAAGAAACCGAAAGCGGATCGGTAACTTACATAAATATACATCCGGACTGGACTGGCCATAAGACGCGTAAGGGTAATAAAATCCTTGTGGATAAGGGACATGTGGATAAAATATACACGTTCAATCCCATTAAAGAAGTAATCCTTGCTCAAATCGTCAAATCCGGCGGTATTGACAAATATAAGGGCCAAATTCTTTGGTACTCCATGGATGGTCGTTTCGAGTATCCTAAACCGATTTACGACAAAGTGGTGACCAATCTTTCGACAGACGAAGGACTGGATAACGTCAAATATCGCAACACCCGAAATAACTTCCTGATGTCAGGTATGCTCATGCACAAAAAGGGGGTGGCGACCGGCCTTGATGATAATGGAGATACAAGGAATGAATCGACTCTTGACGACATAGACTTCGTTAAGAGCCTTGATGCATTCCAAGGCGATGTAAATGCCTGTTCCATCATAGATGTAACCTATAATTCTGAAGAAGATAAGCCGGAATTTGTTCCGTTTGAATCCACCAACTTTGATGATAAGTTCGACTCTACGGAAAAAAGTACGACCGAGCGAATCTATTCAGCTTTCGGCCAAGAGCCATGGTATCTCATACGCACTGGCAAGACTGGTTGGAGTGGAACGGCAGTCAAAGAAGCCTACGAGTATTACAACTCGTATGTCGCCAAAGAGAGACGTGCCATATCTCGAGCACTGAAAAAGATATTCGACCACTGGTATGAAGAAGTCAACCCAAACGGTGACTACTCGATTCAGCCTTTGGTCTATGTGAGCAACCAATCAAACGAAAGCGATGGAGCACATAATAAGCCCTGAAGAAGTAGTAACACTTGGCCGACCCATCGGTAAGGTCGAAGATTCAAAATTACTCGCATACATCACCGAAGCTGAGCAAATGAATATTAAGCCGGCACTCGGAGACGCGTTGTTCTTAAAAATCCTCGCCGAAGGCGACAGTAACGACATATACAAGCTCCTGCTTAATGGCGGCACATACAATGACTGTAATGGAGAAATGCGGTCTTTTATGGGTCTCAAAGTCGCACTCTCATACTATGTGTATGCGCAGAATGTAATGACAGGAGACTTCCAAAGTACCCGCTTCGGCACTGTCGTAAAGCAAGGCGACTACTCTCGTGAAATTTCGAGTAAAGAGCGGTCAGATTGCTACAACAACGCTCTTGAAGTAGCACACCACTATCTCAACGAGTGTGTTGCCTTTTGTAAATCTCAAAATCTTTTCCAATCAGGACGTAACCGTCGAGTGATCTCCGCTGGTGGCTGCACCATTCGCAAAATAGGAAGTTAAAAAACAATCTTACTATGGGTCTGAATAATAAAACCAATCTCAAAAACCAAGCCGACCTTATCAGATATGAGGACGGTGAGGGCAAAAACACGGCAGAGCGAGTCGGAAAAGTCCTTGTTGACATCATCGAGAACGTCGACCAATCGCTTTCCACAGAAACGAGTGAACGAGCATCTAAAGACAACACGCTTCAACAGGCTGTAACAGTAGCATCAAACACGGCTACTACTGCATACAATGAGGCCAAAGATGCAAAAACAAAAGCAACAGCGGCCCAGTCTACTGCCGACACAGCTAAAAGTACAGCCGAAGCAGCTAAGAAAGTTACCGATTCCAAAGGTATGCCAAGCGGCATTGCTCCTCTCGATGCCAACGCAAAAGTGCCGGCAGCATACCTTCCTGGTTTCGTTGACGATGTTGTTGAGTTTCACGCTATGGTCGAAGGTATCACAATCCAAGACTCTCCGACAGGCGCAAAGTCAACCACGCCCGGTGCAATGCTTGTGTATAACAAGGAAACAAACAAGTTCATACTTGCAGTAAGTACGATTTATGCTCAAGATTCTGTTATAGACTGGGGCGGCGTTCTGCGTCCCCTCCGAGGAACTACGGTGGCAGACATTCCGTCGGTGCAGGCAGATGATGTCGAAATGTCAACGCCTACGATTCCTGGTGGCATACTCCGTCCCGGACTCAGTGATTACTGGACTGATAAAGAAGGACACCTCGAACTCAACATGGCGGTGTTCAAGTATTATTCTGACTGGGCCGATAAGGAAAATTTTGGGGTAGTTACAGCAGATGGTGTTACCCCAGAGTCTGGCAAAGTTTATATCAGCACCTCTGACAACAAGACCTTTCGTTGGAGTAGTAGTGAACTCGTAATAATCGGAAATGACCTCGCGCTCGGAGAGACCGCAAACACTGCTTTCCCCGGAGACAAGGGTAAAGAGGCCTACGAGCAGTCAATCGAGAATAGAAATCAGTTGTCGAACCATAGCCACCAGCTCATGGCTACGCTGTTCCTCAACCTGAATGCGCTCTATGACACAGACGAACCATTCTACACACTCCAGAGTGCAGTAAGCTCAGTTGATGAAGCTTACCAAGCCTATGGTGCAGTAGTTACCTTTCTCATGGCTGAACTCGGCAGTAATGGCGAGGAGAAATACAAATGGGTAGCATACCAGTGGCAGAAGAATGTGTTCGACGAAGATGCCGATTGGAATGACGTCACCCAATGGAAACCATTTGGCGGAGGTGGGGCAGCTGTCGGCAATACGTTCAACGCCACGGTAGAAATACCCCTCCCAGACGGAGAGTATTACTCGGACATAATGGCTGAAACACAAACTCACAATGTCCTCAATGCAGTTTTTGCAGCCGACAAAGCATTGCTCGGTTTGCAGATTACATTCGCCATTAGTGCTGGCTCTTGGAAAACATATCAATATGTCGGTCCCAACGTGACCGAGGCCCAGTTCAAGAGTACCAAGAATTGGATAGACCTTGCAGGGATGTCCGCCGGCGCAGAGGCTATTATCAATGTAGATAATCTCTGCCCCCGAACCGTAACCGGCTACTACACGAAAGACAGTGCCATTGATGCAATACTCTCGACACAGCAGTCTTCCGGCATCACTTACGCCAAGAGTGGTCTTATATTGACATTTCGTGCCGAAGAATACAAATGGGAAACCTACCAATTTACCGGAGAAGTAACCGACTTTGCCAACAAAGAACTCTGGAAAGAGTTTGGCGGCGGCGGTGCTGTAAAAACCTCAGACCAGCCCGAAAACGGTGGCAAAGACGCATTTTCAACAGGGGGGGCCTACGAAATGCAACAATCAGCTTTCGACCATCTTGACCTCGACCAAGATGCCGACAACCATATAATCAAGGCTGTTGACAAGCGAGGCAACGAAATGGGCGATCCCATCATGCTCCCCAAAAGCACCGGTTCGGGCTCCGCAAGTGGCTCCACGCTCTCTATATACCTCGAGAACCCTGCCATATACGCAGCGTTTGGTTCTGACATCATAGCAAATGCTGCCATTAAGTCTGTTACATTCGATGGCGATACAGAGGTATTGGGCGTCATCCGTCGTCTCGAAATCATCGACGCAACAACCGGGCTTTCCTTATGGAGCGAGAATGTCAATCAGAATTCATCGACCTCAGCGACAAACTACACGTTCAAGTTCGACTTCACTCCATACTTCGCAGAAGCGGCCCAGCGAGACTTCACTATCGTTGCCTACGATGCAGAGGGCAACGTGAAGCGTCGTACCGTTACGGTAACAGCCGTCGATGTAACTTGTACTTCCGTGCAGACTATCAACTATACCTCAAGCTCGGTACTAGAAGTAGGCGGCTCGTCTAAAAACCTGCTGATGTATAAGTTCGCCAATAACGTATCGAAGCAAGGTGTGAAAGTCATGACCGAGATATATCTTGACGGCGAATGGAAGAAACTCGGCGAGGCGACCATCACAGATAGCTATTCGCACTCAATCTCGATTGATCCTTGCAATGTGCTCGGAGGCGGAGAGCGTCTTGAGCACGGCTCCTATCCAATTCGCATATCCGGCGAGGATGTTGCGTCGGGCGTTAAAGGAAACACAATTTACTCTACAATAATGTGCGTTGACTCAAAGTCTAACGTACCCATTGTGGCACTCCGTTACAACGATGTTAACAATGGCATTGTCCGACTGTATGATAATCTCGAACTGGAGATTGCAGCATACACGCCTGGTAAGGAGCCCACAACAGTAGAAGTATACATGAACGGAGAGGAAATTATCTCCAACGATTGCTACATTTCCCAGACTTATCCAATACGCAAGCAGATTCAGGGCTACGATACCGACGGCTCCACAATAATACAATTCTATGCGAAGAGCGGAGCCAGCCAAACCAGTCCTATATCGGTGCGCGTAGTAGGATCTGCTATTTCTGCCATCATTAAGGAAGGAGCACTCTTTGGATACGACTTTGCCAGCCGTTCGAATTCTGAGGCCGATCACACAATTACCAATAACGGTTATACTATGGACGTTATTGGGGCTAACTGGTCGTCGAATGGTTTTGCAACCTACCTCAACGAGAACTGCCTGCGTATTGCCGAAAATGTCAAAGCCCGTATCCCTTACGCCCCGTTTGGCTCGGCTGCCACTGAACGCACAAATGGTATGGCGTTCCAGTTTGCCTTTGCAACAAATAACGTTAAGGATGAAGACGCGAAGCTCATGGAGTGCTACGATCCTAACTCTGGTGCTGGCTTCTATATCTGCGGTAACAAGATTGTGGTGTGCTGCAAGAACGGTACGCCCTCGCAGATTACACGCTCATTCCGATGCAGTGAAAAAGTTACAGTAGGAATTGTTGTGGAACCGTCCACAATAACCGTCAATCGTGGCTCCACTGATTACTCCACCATCAAACTATATGTCGACGGTGAAGAAATCGGTGCTATTGGCTATGTTTCCAATTCCGGCGCGATTCTCAACCAAAAGCAGATTTCATTCGACGGCACAGACGGAGACTTTTACCTCTACTATACACTTGCATACGATAGCTATTACGAGTGGGCTCAGGCATTCCAAAACTATCTTTGCAAGCTCACGGACACCAATGCTATGATTGCCGAGTTTGACGCAGAGAATGTCCTCGATAATCAGAACCGCCCCTCGATGGATCTGCTCAAGGAGAAAGGTTTCCCTTACTACGTTGTAGTAGCCCCCCAAGCTACATTCGACAGCTTTGACTCGGATATCGACACCAAGACAAATTTCTTGTGTACGCTTTATTACTTCCACCCAACTTTGCCGTGGAGGTCCTTCAAGGCAGAAAACGTGCGTTGGCGTCGTCAGGGTACTACCTCAGCCAAGCGTCCTATCAAAAACGACCGCTTCTATCTCTGCAAAGAAAAGAACTGGAAGATTACCGCACTCAATCCCGACTACACCAATGCTGATGCACTCAAGACGTACGAACTGTTCAGCATCGGATATGTGCGTGTGATCGAGAACTCTATACCAGTAGCTATCCTCACAGTTAAGGTCGACTACTCCGATTCATCCATGGCGAACGACTGCGGCGTGTGTGATATGATGAATGCCACTTTCCGTGCCCTCGGAAGCGATTATATCACCCCAGCGCAGAGGGCCTTCGACGGCACGTGGAGTAAGAGCGGTATATCTGTAACCGGCTTGCAAATGAATCACTCGACTGCCAACCACCCAATTGCCGCTTTCCGTGCAACCAACGATTCACTTAGTGATGCCTGGTTCCATGCCCGTGGCAACTGGAAAGAAGACAAGGGTGAGCAGGTGGCACTCGGTTTCAAAGACACATCAGGCTACAACAAAGGCTGTCGCAACTATGGCGACTTTGTTGAATTCTTCGGCAAGGCAACTTTCAATTCCGCCGGCAAGTTCCAAAGCCAGGAAACACTCACGGAGATTATGGCTCGTTTCAAAACCACCGAAGGACTTGATACGAGCAAGCTATATCTGCTTTCGCAGTATTGTGGACGTGACTACATCTTCATGCGCCACAGCGGTGGCGAATGGGCCCGCTGTACCGGCTCTATGAAGCAGGTCAACGGCAAGTGGCAGATTATCGGAGATGTCCTCAATCCAGTGTCTGGCTATGAGCTTATCACATACGATGCTATGGACTGGTTTATGGGCGTCGGATCAATCGACGATATGATGGCACCCGTCGAAACGCAGTCATCATGGGTGTCAAAACTCAGCCTCGGACAGCAGTCATACCCGGCATGGACGCAGTATTTCGAGTGCATGATTGACGACGACCAACTGCAGGAAGACCTCGCAATGGGCCGCAAGGTTCCATATGAGCTGTTCAATGTACTCAAGTTCTGTGATTCTTGCGACTATTCCAAGGCCGCACTCTCTGCAACATGGAAACAGTTGTGGAGGGATAACGCATGGCGTTATATGAGCATTCAGTCGCTTCTGGCTTACTACACATTCACCGACTATCTCGCCGCTGTGGACCAGCAAGCCAAAAACATGCAGCCCATGTTCTTCCTCGAAGATGGCTGCTGGGTGGAGAATGGAGAATACCATTCCCCATCGGCGATGGAGCCCATACGCATGTACTTCAATAAGGTTTACGACTGTGATACATGCAACGGTAAAGATAACGATGGCGGTAACACAATTCCTGCTGAGCTCGATCCTGCTGAAGACGACAAGTGCTACGCCGGCCGTGGCTCTATCTTATGGAACAATCTCCGTCGCTGCGACAATCAGGAAATGGTTGCAAATGCTATGGGCGGTACCCTCACTCTTCCCGGTGTTGTGGACCTCATGCGTAATCTTCCTGAGGTCGACGGTATCGGTGCTGGCCCATTCTCGCCTAAAGGCGCGAACTATTACTTCGTGCAGAAGCGAATTGCTTTCTGGCCCAAGGTAGTTTGTACGTTCGACTGTGAGCGCAAATACATCAAGTATTCTGAGCTATACACAGATATCTATTATTACGCACTCCATGGTTCCGGCCGTCAGTCGCTCCCCCGATTTATTGAGCAACGTTGGCGCATCCGCGATGGTTATTACCAAACCGGTGACTTCAAGGATGCAAGCCACGTACTTGGTGGTCGTATCGGAGCCAAGACAGGAGCTGTAATTCGTTTCCGTGCCGCCAAGTCCGGCTACTTTGGTATTGGTAACGATGGTGGCAACGTAACGCAGGGCATGTACCTCAAGGCCGGCGAGCAGGGCACTTTCACCAACTTCCAGCACGGCGATAATATTCTTCTCTATATCTATCAGGCCGACCAGATGAGCGAAATTGACCTCTCGCAAATCTCCTTGGACCCGAACTTCCAGTTCTCGCAGATGAAACTGGCAGAGAAAATCGTTATCGGCTCGACCAACCACCGTCAGTCCTGGAGACTATCTCCAGGCAACACCGGATTCCTCACCAACATGAATCTCGGCGACCTACCGTTCCTCACTCACCTCGATGTAAGAACTACTGAAGTGGCATCTATCAACGCCGCAAAATGTCCTCGACTGGAAAGTGTGCTTGCATCAGGTTCGGAACTGACAAACATCAGCACTGCCGAAACCTCTCCGATAAGCACTTTGGAGTTGCCAGCAACTATGACGGAGTTAAACTTTATCAACCTGCCGAATCTCACATATCCCGGAGGTTTGACAATCGCAGGCATGTCAAGTGTTAACCGCCTCATGCTAGCCGGCTGTCCGAATGTTGACCCGTACACACTCATCAGCGGCATCGTAGGTTCGTCTAACCTCCGTTACCTCCGTTTGCCGGACGTGAATATTACGGCTCCCTCATCTATCCTAAAATCTCTCCGCGCAAGCGGTGCTATAGGTCTCGACCCCACGGGGAGTGCCTATGAGGAAAGCAATCAGTGTTCTGGCGTAACGGGTCGTTGGATTATGGAAGACCTCATTGATGACACCGAACTTGACAAAACCAAGCCTAACAGCCTTGCAGCATACTTCCCGCAATTAACCCTTTTTAACTCGCAGTATTCGTGCGTCCGTTTCGATGATACCGACGACGACTGTCAGAATATCACGAATCTCGATAACGGCACAAGTAAGGAAGACTATGAGCCAAGCGGTCACTTTGTCAAGATATTCGATGCAGCCCACCCGTACCGATGCACCTACGATTCCCGAGAGTCCAAGCTGCTCGCACGTCAGATTATGGATACCAACTACAATCTGATGGCAAACGGCACCGAGTATGATCCGACAGACCAAGCAGGCGAGGGCTTTGATGTGATGCTCGGTTTCGGCCTATATTGGTATAAAGGCGTTAATGACTTCAAGAATCAGAAAAAATATCTGTTTGCTTGCAGTTTCGCCTCTCTGCCACTCTCCACGGCAATGAAAACCAATCGAAAGAAACTGGCTGATATTCTTGTGAAGGCGTACTCTTGTGTCTATACATCCAATAACGGGACGGCACTCTCAAAGGGCGAAGACTACGAGATAGTCGATAACGCCAACATGAATGTCTATGAACTCGAAGTTGAAGGCATGAAGCAGGTTCGCTGGCCCGGGCTCAACAACGCACAAATTGGCGCGGTGTTCGTAGACGAAAACGACAAAGTGGTAGGTACATTCAATATGGCCGTAAGTCATTCACTATTCGATTTCTCAATCGGTGATTATGTGTTCTGCGATGTGCCAAGCGGTGCCAAGAAGATTGTGTTCACATCGCCTACTGGCTTTGATAACCTTGAAGCTATTGCAGTTGACAGTGCCGCTATCGAGGCCATCGAACCAGACTGGGTATGGGTGCCTATGCGTTTCGTCGGCATCTACGGCATGAGTGTTGACGCTCTTATGCGACCTCGTTCAATCAGTGGCGTAAAAACTCGCACAGGTACCGGCACATCGGTAACAAATGCCGATTGGAAGTACGACAACGAGGGCAACATCACGAATACTTCTGTTCCCACCTCTACTATGAACTATACCTATGCCGACATACTAAATCTTATCGAAATGCGCGGCAAGGGTTTCCACGGTATCAGCTATGAGATAAGCAAGGACATCGCCAACCTTGTGATGGCGTTGACTGGAACCCGCGACATTCAGGCTTACGCTGGATATGGTTGTGGCTCACAGTACGTTACCGGACAGAATAATTTCAACAGCTATGGAAAGGTTACAAGAAAATATTCCGGTTCAAACATCGGCAACATTATATTCGGTATACAGAACTTTGTCGGCTGCAACTGGGAGGTCATGGACTTCATTGCCGCCAATGTGCCCTCATTCGCTCAGTACAAGAAAGACAAGCGTATTGCGACATCATCATACCCGCTTGATGCAAAGTACCATGTTGTCCGCAACTATCAGACGAAAGAGGAAAGCGTTATCCAAGGCTTAAACACCTCTGGATACTGCATCGGTCGTGTTAAATTTGGCAGATACTGCGACATAATCGCCTCGCGAGTGACTACCGACAACAGCAAGTGGAATAAGAACTATTCTGACGGATACTATTATACTAATGATAGGGGCCGGTGCGTCGGTCGGTCGTACTACAGTGCGAACGCGAATGGCGGTCTCGTCTTCTCGAGCGCGTATTACGCTTCTTCGAGCTCGAGCACGAGCGTCAGCTCTCGGCTCGCCTTCAGCGGAAATTTCGAAATAGTTGAATCTGCGGAGAGCGCGGCATAACGAAAAGCGTCGCTTCGGTTTCGGGCAACAAAGCCCGAGGCCGAAGCCCATTGCATATTGTCAAACTCATAACCCCAAGAGATAACAAGGAAAAGAAACTTTCAAAAAAGGTAGAGTATCCCAAAGCCGGTGCGTCGGTCGGTCGAACAACAATGCGAACGCGAATGGCGGTCTCGTCTACTCGAACGCGAATAACGCTTCTTCGAACTCGAACACGAACAACAGCTCTCGGCTCACATTAAGGATAAAACGGTGCTCCCTCACCGTCAACAGAATCGTAAGACCCTGCTCGGCGGCGTGTCCGTCATTGCATTTCTGCGAGGGATACGAGCCTCGGCAACAGCAGACGAAAGTCTGGAAAGCGGAAACATCACAGGAGTCCTGAAGGCTTTAATAATGGATAAGATTGTAGAAATACCGTTCATGGATGTGGAGTTACCGTCCCGGCAGATAATCGGGGCGAACTCAGACGTATTCCCTCTCGATAACCTCATCGGCGAGATTATCGACCCAAATAATCTGTCCGAAAGTTTCGATTACTTAGTAAGTCATCTTGAAAACAAACATCAGCGTGAACACTTTTGGCCCAAAAAGTCAGAGTTTCTTAATCTCCTCGAAAAACAACTTGGCGATGGGTCTTTTAGAATCTACCGGGAAGAACTACGGGAAATGAAGGTTACGGACGGTCCAAAAGCAAGGATTGTTCATGCACCACCCGTATTCAAGCGTATAGGGATACAGGCAATTATGCGGCCCGTTGAAAGCCATGTATATCCTACGCTCATCCACAATACTGCCGCAAGCATCAAAGGGCGTGGTATGCACTGGCTCCATCATGTAATGGTGAACGACCTGCGGGCCGACATCGAGAATATGATGTTCTTCGGACAGAGTGATTTCCAGGGGTTCTATGATTCGATAGACCAAATCTTAATGATGGAGTGCGCTAGAGAATATATCAGCGACCCGCTGGTACTGCCGATGATTGACAATCTTATTTGCGTGATGCCAAAAGGGCTATCTAAAGGGCTACGCTCATCACAGTGCTTTGCTAATCTATTCCTCAGCAAGCTCGATAAAAAAATGTGTGGCGTTGTCAGATGCCATTATCTCGAAGAGCTTGAGGCTCCGGTATATTCCGGCGAGGGGTTAATAATTGGTAAGGGCGACAAGATTATTCGATTTCATTATTACAGATATTGCGATGACATCGTATTCTTTGCACATGATAAGAAAGAAGCCTGGGCAATATATGAAGTCCTTGTTGCTGAGGCAAAAAACCTCAAACTGACTATTAAAGTTTCTTTTGCTATACGCCCCATTACAGAGGGGGTAGATTTTCTCGGCTATAGAACATTCTATGATGCAGAAACTGGAGAAATCTATTCGCTCATCCGAAAAAGAATAAAAGTTAAAGCGGCAAGAGCATTACATCGAGTAAAATCCCGAAAGCGGCGACAGCAGATCATAGGCTCATTCAAGGGCATGGCCTGCCATGCCGATTGCAAACATCTATACTTCAAATTAACAGGACAACATATGGCAAAATTCAGCGAATTAGGGTTGAAATATACTCCAGCAGACGGCAAGAAGCGGTTCAATTGCCAGCACATGTCGCTTGGCTTGATAACCAACAGACCTATCGAACTTCTGGACTACGAGAAAGACATCAAGACACGTTGGGGAGAATCCCGATATGTCGTGCTGTTCCACTTTGTAGGTGATGTAACAGAGTATAAATTCTTCACAGACAGCGAAGAAATGAAGTCTTTACTCGACCAGATGAAAGAACGTGGGCTTCTCCCTGGTACGGTAGAGACAACAATCGTGCAGAAGCAGGGCACCGGCGCACTAAGAATTTATTCATTCTCATAATACTTCTAATATGGAAAAAAGATACGGCGCGTCAGGCCCGCAGAATGGCCTGGAGAAAATAGGCACAAAGAAGTGGGCTGTTTTCTATGGTTTCGGCAAAGACTCCGAAGACGACGAAACCGGCTACAATTGGTATCAGACCTACGACCATCGGCCGACACTTGACGAAATCAAGGCTGACATTGTAGCAGAGATCAAAGCTGAGAGCGACTTTAAACTTCGTTACGGCTACCAATGGGGCGGCATGACCGTGGAATACTCCGAAGCTCTGAAAACAGACCTAACTGGTATGCTCGTTGCTATCCAGGGAGGCATTATGCAGTTCCCGGTAGAGGTAAATCTTGGAAGCAAGCCTGACGGTACTCCGCAGATACATTCATTCACTAGTTTTGAAGAACTCGGAGCGGTGTCAGCAGGTATCGCCGCCCATCGTGCGCAAGTTAGTAAAGAGGAATGGATGGCTATCCAGGCTCTCGGCAGCATGGAGGAATACTCGGAAAGTCAATAAATACTAAATACGCCTATATGACAAAGATTTGTAATGACAAGACTGGTGCCGATAAGAAGCTCCACGTCTTCTGTGAATTCGTTATCGCCACCATCATTGGTGTGCTTGTATCATTCATGCACTTTCCATCAGCATGGATAGCGGCTGGCATCGCCTATGCCGTGGCTCTTGCCTTCGGTATTTGGAAAGAGATAAAGGATAGCAAGAAGAAGGGAAACCATTTCTGTATTTGGGACCTTGCATGGGACCAGGTGGGCTGTCTCGGCGGATCGGTTGTTGCGTTCCTCGCAAACTACTACACTTGGTACGACATTGCCATCAAACTCCTTTATTAAAATCACAGCGGCCGCAGGCTGCCTTAACACCAATCGTTATGACTGAAACAATACTCGCAATTATTTCTTTCGCAATCATCGTCATATACCTGATTGCATATGTTATCTCAAGAGGACTACCAACCTCTATCAGCGTGACATACTACCACACAGAATCGAAATTCCTTTTCCCCGCCGTGATTGCACTCTGCGCGGCATTGGCATGGGTGCCACTCTTACGAGTTACTCCGGAAAACATCCAGTATCTCGCTTTCCTGATTTGTGGCTCCATTGTTTTCGTAGCCGCCTCCCCAGCGTTCAAAGATGAACTCGTAGGAAAAGTCCATACCGGAGCGGTCGTAATTCTCGGTTTGTCTGCACTGACTTGGATTATAATTGCATCAGGAATACCCTATGCAACTATTTTGGGTGTTATCATCGGGGTTGTGCTCAGGCGCAAATTTGTCTTCTGGCTCGAAGCCGGTATTCTCGTCGACATCTATGTGAATTTATTTGTACTACTTCATATTTGCAGTTCCTCAGGCGCGTGAGCGTCGAAAGAGCGTTCAATGTTCGGGAGCGTCAGTAATGGCGCTCCTTTTAATTTGTAAATCTTGCAGTTATGATTAAATAATCCTCCCTTAATTTGCGTATATGATTATTTATTTGTAACTTTGCATAACACAAATGATTACAATGATATGAGAGTTATCACGGAAGAGCCTCTGAAAGAATATATCTCCAGGCACCCTGACACCAAGACACCATTACAAGAGTGGCTGAAAATTGTCAAGGCTGCCCGTTGGGAAAATTTCGCCGATGTCAAAAGAGACTTCAATAGCGTTGATAACGTGGGAAACCAGCACTATGTATTCAACATCAAAGGCAACCACCACCGACTTGTCGTTGTTATCAAATTTACAATAAAGTGGGTTTACATCCGATTTATCGGTACTCATGCAGAATATGATAAAATAGATTGTTCAACCATCTAATATTTTATATATGACAAAGATAGAGAATGAAGCTCAATATCGCTGGGCCCTCCAAAGAGTAGAGGAACTCTTGCCGTATGTAAAAGACGACACGCCTCTGACAGACCCGCACAGCATGGAGTTGGAGTTGCTGTCTGGATTGGTGGCGGATTATTCTGATTCACATTTTTCAATTGGAGAGCCATCGTTAGTCGATGTCATCAAAATAAGAATGCAGGAAATGGGGCTTACACAAGCGTCCCTATCCAAACTTCTCGGTATAGCTCCAACGAAAATATGTGCATATCTTTCAGGAGAAAAAGAGCCTACCCTCCGGCAAGCGCGCGCAATCAGCCAGAAACTGAATATATCTCCGTCTATCGTACTTGGAGTATAAAACTCCGGTAATTTCATATAACTAATTCTGACCCTGCCAATATAATGGTGGGGTCTATTTTTTGCCAGTCCATTTAATCAAATATGCAAAAAGAGGTGCAGAATACATTTCAGCGCACAGTCATTTCTAATCATAATGACGATAATTTGCAGATATGATTAAAATAATCACTCTAAAACTTGCATAAATGATTATTTTTGATTATCTTTGCGTATGCAAATAAGATAAAAATAATCCAAAACTACCACAAAGAAATGAAAAAAGAACTCGACATCTACGAACCATACGTCAAGGAACTCTGGGACTTCTACAACGAAGAAACGAAAGAAGCTGGACTATCATTCGCCGAACACTGTTATTGCGAGTTTGCGACTGGCCCCGAAATGACCGGCGCGCTTGAACTTGGTGGATTCTGCCCTGACAACGAGAATACTCAAGAGTATGCGAACATGAACGATGAGGAACAGAAAGCTGAAGTTGAGTTAAGGTTCAAATACTTTATCAAGAGAGCCGGCGAAATCCTCGACCAGCAATTTCCTGAGCAGTCTCTCGCAGAAATCGAGGCCAACGCAAAGAAAGTTCTCGGATACTAAATCAAATAAATAAAAAGTATGGGACAATTTTCATGGTGCTGCCAGGATACCGGCGAGAGAATTGTGGCTGGAGAATATAAAACAGTCTATATGACCGATAACCATGGCTCTTCATACGAAGAGAATTGCTACGAAGGATATGGGAAATTCGGAGGGAAGGACTATTACGAACTCCTTGCCGAAATGAATGGTATGGGTAGTAATCGCGATGCCGGAATAAATCTTGCCTTTGGTTTGGAGTCAGATGGACATAGCAAATATCCCGAAGGCGACAATCCAAATATATTACATCCGTCGCTGACAAGGCAAAAGGGATGGTACTGCGGAGGGCAACCGCCCAAATCCGACCCAAACCAAGGATTCCCTGAAATATACTATTAAGAACCAGGTTTAACCCACCTGAATGCAAATAAGATATCAAATAAAAAATGACAGCAAATTCAATTTCGAGATTCTTCTCGGTTCAGCAAGCAGTCTATGGAGCAATCATGCTCATCATAGCCATCATGTGGCCCGTAGCGCACATCATTAAAGGAACAATGAATACATACGGTGCCATCTTTTCAATCGCAATGCTTGCCGTATCAATATACCTGTGGCGGCTCGCATGGATAGATTTACGCAACGACTTCAAGAAAGTTCAAACCCCAAACTCAAAATAATATCAATATGAGCGAAAATGCTTTAGTCCAAATCTTCGGAAAGGCGATACCCTTTACGAAAGAAAATCAAAAGACGACGGCTCAGAACCTCGTCGCGAAAGTCGTCGGTGGCGATGCCGACCCCATTACAGTATTCTCAACCATAAAAGCAATGGTAGAGTGCCTATCTATCTTCCTCAAAAGCAAAGAGGTTGTCGATGCAACCATCAGCGCATGCGAAAAGTATGGCAAAAACGGAGCCAACTACAACGGGGCTAATCTTTGCATAGCGGAGGCGGGCGTTAAGTACGACTTCAGCACCTGCAACGACCCGGAGTGGAACGACCTTGCAAAGCGAAAGGCCGAACTGGATGCCAAACTCAAAGCCCGCGAAACATTCCTCCGAGGAATCCCCGGTAAGCAAACTATCGTAGACGAAGATACCGGAGAAGTTTCGACCATTTATGCACCGGCCAAAACATCGACCACAACCGTAAAAGTAACATTCGCAAAATAAAACAAAGGCTGCGTCGGCATGCAAAGTGTTGGCGCAGCCACCGTACTGACAAATGAAAAGAGATTCAATTGTGTTAGAAGTCGCCCACTTCGGCGCACACTATATACTTCCGCAAAAAGCCAAGCCTGGGAGCATCGGCTTTGATCTAACCGTGCCAGAAGATACCGTTGTGCCGGCTCGATCAAGATGTAAGATACCTCTTAACATTGCTATAAACTTACCCAAAAATATCGAGGGAAAGATTGAGCCAAGGAGCGGCTTTGAGCTGTATGGTATGGAAGGGCACGGAACACGTAAGGAGCCAAATTTGCTGTTCGGTATTATCCCAAATATCTTTTTCCCATGGAAGCACACAACCGGTATATATCGTTGGGATTGTGATGTACTTGTCGGTAAAATTGACCCCGGATACACTGATAATATCAATGTCATTGTAAAAAATAACGACGAAGAGTTCACCATAAAACGTGGTACTCGCATCGCCCAAATGACATTCTATAAAGTTCTTTCACCAGAGTTTGAAATTGTAGACAAACTCTCCTGCGAGAGCCGAGGGGGTGGACTCGGCAGTAGCGGCTCTGGACTTCCAACCGAAAAAAAGGATATTCCGTTCCACGAATACTACGCGAGCCTTCCTCCCGAAAAAAGGAAGGAAGTAGATGCAACCCTTATGGGTAAAATATTCAATAGTTAACACAATAGTATGATACATATTCTCACAGCAACGAAAGAGGAGTACGAATTGGCAAAGAAGCATTTGACCAATTACTCCGTATTCAAGACCGGCGTGGGCGCGTCAAATGTTATAAAGACGCTGAGCGCGATGACGCAGCTGTATTCAAAGGAACACAGCTTTATCAATGTCGGTTTCTGCGGTAGCAATAGATTACCAATTGGAACAGTAACCAAAGTATCCAAATCATACCGCCTCGTAGATAATACTGTTGAATTCGACGACTACCGCAACGGATACGAATTTGGCCTGGACGGGTACCCATGCTACACAAGCAATAGCTTCGTTACGGAAAGCACCAGCGATTCCCCGGTAATATACGACATGGAACTCAATTATATGGTCGCGTTCCCCATAGACCTGATCGGTTCTGTCAAAATAGTCAGCGACAATCTCGATGTAACCGAATACGAAACTACAATCGATACAACATCTGCAGAACTGTGGGCTGAGGTAAGAAAAAACATTGAAGAGATTGCCCGCATACGTTCACAACGATAACAAGCCTACCACAACCGTTTTCCCAATAGGTTCGCCGCGCCCGGCACGACTGCATAGCCACTTGCAGTTTGTCGGGCGCATTTTATTAAGTAGATGCACGTAATATATCTAACTTTGAGCAAGTAAACGAAAATCAATCAAAAATATCACAATAATGGGAAAATACCTTTTTACTTCGGAGTCCGTGTCAGAGGGACATCCCGACAAGGTGGCCGACCAGATTTCAGACGCCATCGTGGACGCCCATCTTTCACAGGACGGCGACGCAAAAGTTGCATGCGAAACCCTCGTTACTACCGGCCAGGTTATCATCGCCGGCGAATATCGTTCAACCGCAAAAGTGGATGTTCAAGACATCGCCCGCCGCGTCATCAACCGAATCGGTTATAACAAGAGCGACTACAAGTTCGACGCCGAATCATGCGGCATCCTAAACGCCATGCACGGTCAGAGTCCGGATATTAACCGTGGCGTTGTGCGTGAATCAGAAGAGGCACAGGGTGCCGGCGACCAGGGTATGATGTTTGGCTTCGCCTGCAATGAAACCGAAACCTATATGCCGCTGTCGCTCTATATCAGCCACAGGCTTCTCCAGGAACTTTCTTGCATCCGTCGCGAAGGCAAGGTTATGACCTATCTGCGCCCAGACTCCAAGAGCCAGGTAACTGTGGAATATGATGACGAGAGCAACCGCCCGAACAGAATCCACACCATCGTAATCTCAACACAGCACGACGACTTCATCAAGGCCGAGCATGGGCTCCCCCAATCTGCAGCCGATACCCTCATGCTTAACAGAATCAGTGAAGACGTGAAGAACATTCTGCTCCCGCGAGTTATCTCTCAGCTTCAGCCCGAAGTCGCAGCTCTGTTTGACAGCAATCTCGTTCTTCATGTCAATCCCACCGGCAAGTTCGTCATCGGCGGCCCCCACGGAGATACCGGCCTTACAGGGCGCAAAATCATTGTCGACACCTACGGCGGTCATGGTGCACATGGTGGTGGCGCGTTCTCTGGTAAAGATCCCAGCAAGGTCGACCGCTCAGCAGCCTACGCCGCCCGCCACATCGCCAAGAATCTTGTAGCCGCAGGAGTGGCGGATCAAGTTCTTGTGCAGGTTGCATACGCCATAGGCGTGGCCCAGCCTGTGAGTCTTTGTGTGAGCACAGTCCGCCGTCATGTTCCTTATGCCGACTCGGAAATCGCCAACATCGTTTCCCAGCTTGTCGACCTTACTCCCGCTGGCATCAACAAGAGACTCAAACTCCGCAACCCCATTTACGAAGCAACAGCTTCCTACGGACACTTCGGCCGCATCCCTTCAATCGAAAATGTAGGAGATAAGCAAGTCGAACTGTTCACATGGGAGAAACTTGACCTCGTGGACGAACTCAAGAAAGTCTTCAACCTCGAATAAACAAACAGAGTGATGAACGAAATAATCTCCATGGCATTCAGCAACTACGATTTGGGCCATTTATACCGCCACCTAATAGTCTGCTTCATTCTGTTTCTCTCGACTGTAGCTGTATGTATTATAGATTTTATTAGTGGCATATATACCGCCAAGAAACTCGGAGAACCTCTTCGTTCTCGCAAGCTCAGAATGACCGTAGAGAAGATTTCATGGTATTGGTTAATCCAGCTTTTGGGATTCATCTTAGGACTGATGGGTACCATCTTTACTTGGTACGAATGGCCGTATGTGTCAATGGTTATTGCTGTCGCCATCATAGTGATTGAAGGCAAGAGTGTTTTTGAACACTCTAGACGCCGTAAATGCCGTACAGCAAAAATTCCTGAGACAATCCGAGATATAGCCGAATGGATTGGCGATGATGCTTTAAAAGATTCAATCCATGAATTAGCTAAGAAACGTGTTCTCGACGCACTTAACAGGAAACTTGGAGCGGATTGCTATGAATCAATTGAACAGATACTTGGATCAGAAAGCTGTGACACCACGGAATAAATAACGATAAAATGACTATACTCAGACTCGGAAGCAGGGGCGATGATGTAAAGACCCTGCAAACAAGGCTCAATCTCATTGCAGATGGCATCTTCGGCCCGATTACGGACGAAGCTGTCAGGGCATTTCAGAAAGCCAACAAACTTACTGTCGATGGTGTTGTCGGCACCAACACATGGGCAAAATTAGGCATTATTACCACAAATTCCCGGAATATCACAGAACTCATCGTGCATTGCTCGGCGACTCCTGAAGGTAAGGACTTCACGACGGCTCAAATCAGAGAGTGGCATCTTGCTCGCGGATTCTCAGATATAGGGTATCACTACGTTATATATCGAGACGGCAGCGTTCATGCCGGCCGCGCAGAATCCAAAATTGGCGCACACTGCGTGGGCCACAATTCAAACTCCATCGGGGTATGCTATATTGGTGGTGAAGTCGCCGATGGTAGCCATGTTCCCAAAGATACACGCACGCCGGCGCAGAGAACAGCTCTCGTCAAACTTCTCAAAGGGTTAAAGGCGAAATATCCCAAGTCAACAATTCACGGTCATAGAGAGTTTGCGAACAAGGCTTGCCCGTCATTTGATGCTCTCACCGAATACAAGAGTCTCTAAATTCCAACAGTATGAAAAAGGCAATAACAATTCTCTTAATCTTGCTGCTTGCATCCGTTCTCGCTAATGTGATGCTCTGGACCAGAGCCGGTCCCATAGATACAGAAGAAAAGGTAATCACAATCTACGACACAATCCCGTATCGCCAGCCAGTCCCCGTTGATAGCGTGATACTTCGGTATGTCACCGAAAGACTGCCAGCCGCAAGACAACCCAGTCCGCCGACAGCTACGATTGAAACGATCGTGGATTCGATGAGTTACGAGTCCCCGAAGGATAGTGTAGAAGTCGTAATTCCTATTACCCAAAAGATATACGAAGACAGCACTTTCAGAGCCTACGTGAGCGGTTATCGTCCGGCTCTGGATAGCATTGAGATTTTCAAACGCACCGAGACCGTCTATATCAGGTCGCCCACCAAAGATAAAAAGTGGGGAATCGGAATCCAACTCGGTTGCGGCATGATACCGAATAGAGTTCAGCCGTATATTGGAATAGGAATTTCCTACAACATAATCACTTTCTAAACTCTTTTTCATTGTAAAAAGGCAATCCGCTTGGGTTGCCTTTAATATTATCATATTGATTATATCTGACAAAATAAATTGCAGATATGATTAAAATAACACCCCTAAAACTTGCATATATGATTATTTTTGATTATCTTTGTATATGCAAATGAGATAAAAAACATCAAAAAAGACCACCAATATGAATACAAGAGAAACCATAAAGAAAGCGATAGAAATCCTGAAAAGTGTGAAGAAAAAATCCAACTTCGACATGGAGCAGGTCTGGTACGAAAACAACGGCTACGATGCAAAGTTCGACAATCAAATGAGAAGTTACTTCTCCACAATCCGCCCTCTCGCAGACCAGGAACTTCACCAAGCAATGTGCGACGTCTGGAACGCAACCTTGGAATTCTACTACACCGAGCCAAAAACCGAAGAATGCGAAATAGAAAAAGCTCTCACGGAAGCACAGCGAATCAGACGTTCTATAACGGCTGAAGACAAGGCCCGCGGAGTCGCCAAATACGAATTGGTAAAGACGAACAAAGGGCAAAAAGTTCTCATCACATATCTCGACGGAAGCAAAGGCCTCCGAAAGCTCTACGAGGAACCCTCTAAAGAACAGAGCCTGAACTTCGATGCTTGCGAAAAAGAGCTCATCGATCTCGCTGAACTCGGAAGCCACGATTATCGCTCGGCTCTCGCCGCACTCGTAGCAAAGTATAACGCTTAAACAATATTAATATGAAGTACATCAAGAAAATCATCGTAGGACTCGAAAGCCGACAGGAAGCCAACGATGTAGCCGATCATCAGAATGATCTCGGCCAAACCACCAAAGACCGGAGAGTTATATTTGCCGGAGAAGGAGACAAGAGCAAGACAGTAGTTCCCGGTTGGGCCCCACTCATCTTCATCGCAATATCGACAAACGAAAAAGCGATGAAAGAAATTACTGAGGAATTTTTCGGGGAAGTTCCCGTACTCTTCGATATTGAAGATGTAAAAGAAAACGCGTGATATGAGCCAAGACCTACTAAGCATCGCTAATGCCTCTCGCAAGGAAGTCATCGACAAAGACGTCCGAGAAAAAGAAGCCCAAAAAAGACAACGCTCGAAGCGTCAGGAAAACGCGAAACACGCCTATGAAACATTCAAAGACACGTTATCCCAATTATTGGGAATAGGCTCTTTCAAAATAGATAAATCTAAACTCCCCAGTGCCGAACCATGCGTAGTAATCATTGATTCTGCCGGAAGGAGATTTGAGATTCACTACGAAAAAGCCTTGAATACTGACGGCTCTCACTTCGGAAGAGGCGACTGCGACTACCATATAAATGTGCAATGGGGCAACGATAAATGGCTCACGTACAGCGTGGCAATCAGCGAGAAAATCGTTGCTCAACAATTAGGCCGCTGGTTAGGCCAAATCAATACTTACAAACTCGCTTAAATGCAAATAAGATAGACAAACGCAAATAAGATACCTAATGGAAACAATTTTATCAATCAAGAACTGCCATAGAGCAAAGACAGTTCGCCCGGTCAATCAGCCAGACTCTCCCGACTACACTTTCGACTATCGGGCAATTGCCAAGCACCAAGGATTCATGTATTGTAACTACGCCCACAAAGTTACATCACCTTCAGGCGAAGAAATCGAAATTTCCAACTACAATCTCAAAGAATGGGCAGTCACAAGTTGGCTTTACGAAGTCAGCCTCGAAAATCTCTACGATGCAGGTGTGAGAGCGTTCTCCGGAACAAGCCATACTCCCGAAGACAGGGCGGTCCAGTACATTCGTGACTATGAGAAAGAAATTGTGGAAGACTTGAAGGAACTCCCCGAGGCAGAACACGAAGCCTACATCGAGAAATACCGCGAATGGGTTGCCACGCTGTTCAGCAAGCACTCTCGTGTTATGAGCGCAATGATTGTCGGGCCGGCGAAGTTCCCGACTAAAAGAAACAAAAGTGCCAGCGACGCCTACGACACAGCCTACAGAAACTTCCGAGAGTGGCGTGACCGATTCTTCAAAGGAGTCCAGCGTCGCATGGAAGCCGCGAAGCCACAAGACCAAAGAGAAGAGGAAGAGTGGCAAGCGGTAAAGGCACGAATAATGGATACTGCGAGAAGTATCTTCGGGATTGACACCCGTAATGAGCCGTATAACCGAACACTTTTTGTGTCGAACCTCTACAACCGAATGGAAACCCTTGCGAAGAATGGTAAAGTCGAAATGCTCCGCAGAGCCGGCGAGTTCATCAAAGAACTCAATGCGAAGTTCAAAAGCGCCGGTGGCAAACCGATATTCACTGATCGCCACAAGTTCTGGAAACTCGTAGAGAAGGCAGAGGAAACCCTTGCCAAGCAAACCGAGAACGCGAACCGCGAAAACGAAGTGTTCGAAATGTATTCTTGCACTATCGTCAAGAACTACGAAGAAGACCGCCTGCAAATCTTCCACGAAGGAAAGCCGGCACCAGAGGTCATCAGCCTGCTCAAGAAAGAAGCCTGGCGATGGTCTAGAAACAATGCATGCTGGCAACGTCAGCTTACGCAGAATGCATGCTATAGTGCAGCCCGCGTCATTCTCGGTGGTCCCAACGGAACTTACGATGTCAGTGAAGTGTCAAAATTAGGACAGAAGCTATGGCACGGCCACCAAGAGTAAAACGAATCTGTATAGAAGAGGGAGAGCGCGTGGATATACACCGCTTTCCCAACTTCAGCGCGTCCGGAAGTGTAACTGGTATGAGAAAACTCTACTATGGTAAAAATGCTCTTCTCGTGCGCTGTGGCTCCTTTATATATAATGTATCATCAGAACCCACAATTTACGAAAACGCAATATGAAATATATCATAGACCCCACTATCCCCTTTGAAGGAACAGTCGTTACAAGCATGAGTGATGACATCCACAGCGACTATGGAGGCGAAACTCTCGAAGCTCTGAAAAAGGCCAAAGATAATCCTAATCTCATAGCCGTAACCCCTGAAAGAGTCGCAGAACTCGTCAACGAGCATCGAGCAATGCTCAACAAAGCTCCATTCGAGGAAATAGACGAAGAACGCTACTACGATGTTATGGATTGTCTTCCGCCGGCAAGAATGTTGCATAACGCCTTCTTTGTCGGAGAATGCTACCAGTACGACCTATACCCATTCTGCTTCAAGATTGGCGGCAGATTCTTCGAGGGTAGGAGGGCAATTAGCACACCGAAAGAAGTTCTATACACTGAAATTAAAGACTTCTTCGACAATCTTATAAAATCAGAGACCGATGGTAATTGAGATTGAGATTGAATTCCATGAGAATGAGGTTCCTCCAAGATGCCGAAAACCGCGACCAATCGGACATAAAGAAAAGGTCAAGGTTAGAATAAGAGAGGCATCTGCAACCGAGGCCCCGGTTGCGTTTATTGTCCATAGCCTCAGGGAGCGGATGATGGAGGTCCGGTTGTTCAAGAACCAGTTATACAAAGAAGCTAGAATCTCATTCTATAACGGCAAACGCTCCGAAGAATATGAATTCGATGCCATCCCTTGGGAAAGCGTATTCAGAAAATACCCCAATTACGGAGAGTACACAACAAAGGCGGAATATGTCGCATATCTAAAACTCACAAGTCGCGAATACTTGATAGTTGATGGGAAAGTCTTTCGCAGATGTTATGAGCCATTTTATCGCATCTCCACCTTTGGATATTACGGCTGTGGAACCGCCATTTTCCCAGAATTCTCCGACAAAAGACGGAAGGAAGTATTCGGTTACAGTGCCCTTGACAAAGAGCGAGCAATAGCGGATGCCATAAATATCGCCACAGAACGTGGCGATGAAAAAAGCGTAGATTCAATTAAAGAAATGGTGCATGGGCCGATAGATGTCATCATCCCTTCTGCCTGCAAACGCAAATTCAAAAGACAAATATAAAATGGGGGAAATAGCAGAAATGATGCTCGACGGTACATTGGATGCCATAACCGGTGAATATCTTGGCGAAGCATGCGGTTATCCAAGGAGCCAAACGGACGGCACCTATTGGCCGAACCAAGAAAAGCTCAAAAGACGGGCGAGACAGTCTATCAATGATCTTTGCTCCGGAATTGGAGTTACTAACCGTAACGACCAACAGTTTTTAGTGAGCGAATTCCTAAAATGCATGGGGCTCGCGAGACTTCCTAAAATGCAAGCTCAAATAGAAATGGTCTTTCTCCATCACAAGAAAGACTTCAAGATATTCCTCTGCGAGATTGAAAAAGAGATAATCAACGAAACAAAAACTGAATAAATATGGGGTACAGATGCCACGTCGCTACCAAGTACGACGTAAAATATGATCATGGCTTCATGTCATACCAACAAGATTGTATAAACCGCTTACTCAACGACCTATGCCCCGGATTGTGGTGCAACAGCGAGTATATCGAGAGCGCAGACACACTCGAAATACCTAAAGACGAATTTGAGCAAGCGATTAAGAAGGTCAAGAAATGTCGAGAGAGATACGCCAGATACCTCGAAGAGGGCGAAGCAGAGTTTTCGGTAGAAGAACTTATATCGAGCTTGGAAACATGGTTTGAAAACAGCGATCCCAATAACGACTTCGTCAGATTATATTGGTTCCAATGATGACAGCGACTGTATTTAAATTTGTTCCATGGGATACCAAACCCATAGATGCCCTCAAGGACAGCATTGTCTATAAAATAAGGGAACTTATCAATTCCGGCATCAAACTCAATAGAGCACAAAAGAATTGGATTACTCACAAAGTAAACTCCAATTCGTACTTTAACAACGCCATTCCTTTGCAGGGTTGGGCTTTCACATTCCACGATATCTTAAAGAAATTTGTAGTAAAGCGGTATGGACAATGTGCAGAGTATTATGCAGTCGACAAAACTTCATTGCGTGAATATCTGGGCTCCGGAATTGAATATATTGTTGAAGTGAAATGAAAATGTATAAGCACGAAAAGGTAAGCATTATTCGCGAAACTGGAGAGTGTGTGGATGCTATCGCGCCCATCGTCATATCGGCAAGTCGGAGCACTGACATTCCAGCATTTCATTTGGATTGGTTCTTCAACCGACTCAAGAAAGGATATTGCTCGTGGGTAAATCCATTTAACCAAAAGCAATCTTTTGTTTCGTTTCAGAATACTAGAGTGGTAGTGTTCTGGTCTAAAAACCCCATAGCACTCATAGACCGAATGCTAGAGCTATCCAGTCGCAATGTAAACTGCTATATCCAGTTTACTCTCAATGATTATGCAGCCGAAGGGTTTGAACCGAGCATTCCACCGCTAAACCAGCGCATCGATACATTCAAACGCCTCGTTGATGTTTTAGGCGTTGGTTCTGTCATATGGAGATATGACCCAGTTATTCTGACAGACAATCTTCAGATAACAGACCATCTTGAAAGAATAGAGAAGATCGGTCGAGAACTCAAAGACTATTGTGAGAAACTAGTATTCAGCTTCGCGGACATCACAAGCTATCGTAAAGTGCAATACAATCTCAACCAAGGCGGAATAAAGTATGTAGATTTCACACAAAAAAGCATGTGTGATTTTGCAACTGAATTATCCAAAATTAATGAATCGCTTGGATATGAACTCGCAACTTGCGGAGAACAAATAGACTTGAGTAAGTTTGGCGTAGCAAAGAATCGTTGCGTTGACCCCTTACTAATGACGCGACTATTCAAAGACGACGAAAGGCTAATGTCATGGCTCGGCTACTCGGATATGTTCGGTACTCCAGAATCCTTTCCCAAAGACCCCGGACAAAGAGCTGCATGTGGCTGCGTCCTCAGCAAAGATATTGGAACATATAATACCTGCGGGCATAGCTGCGTGTATTGCTACGCCAATATTACGCCTGCATATGGCAAACAAGGGTGCGAACAAGCCAATAGGAAGAATGAGTATGAATCCTTAATTAGTTAGCAATAAACATGAAAATAGAAATGTCAACCGACCAGGCTCAAATTGTATTCAGCACTTTAGCTGACGAGATTTACAGAACCTCATCTTGCATTGCGTCTGAGAATCGAAAACAGAATCGAATAGAGCTTATTAGCAAACTCTGCAAACACATCGGAGTTCAACTGCTAAATTGCGATGCCATAGATGCCGAATATTATATCGCAGTATGCGGTGCCCTCTAATTAGGCAAAACATAGTAACAATGATTATTACACTAATAAATATTGCGTATATGATTAAAATAATCGCCCCAAAACTTGCGTAAATGATTATTTTCGATTAAATTTGCAAGTGCAAATAAGATACATTCTAATCAAAAAACTCAAACAAATGGAAGCAATCCAATTAAACAAAGAGACGTTAGTAGCTGTATATGGCAACTGTAACGCCGTCGGTCGAAAGGCCATCAAAGAACAGATAGGAGAAAAGCTCTCTGAGATACTCCCCGTAACAGATCGTGTGAAAACCATCAAAGATGCCATCGAAGAACTTGGCGAAGAACACGAAGCAGTAAAAGCCTATCGTGCCGTGGAATGGAGCCTCCGCGATCTAATGCCCGACATCAAAGCATATTTCCAACTTCGCATCATCACCGCCGCCCTAAATGAGGGCTGGGAACCTCAGTTTGTCGATGGCGAGCGCCGTTGGTACGGGTGGTACGACCTTATCAGCAAGGAAGACTACGAAGCTCTATCTGACGAAGAGAAGAGCCGGTGCGTCGGTCGGTCGAACTACTATGCGTACGCGAGTGGCGGTCTCGTCTACTCGGACGCGTATTTCGCTTCTTCGTACTCGAACTACGGCTCTCGGCTCGCCTTCAAAAGCGAAAAGCTGGCTGAGTATGCAGCCAAACAATTCATCGAGATTTACGCAGATTTTTGCTTCATTCCCGAAAAGAACAAAGCATAGTAAGAAACCAACCATCATGTCGGATCGGCTATTGATGCCGGTCCGACACTAAAATCCAATTCTTATGAGCGTAAACTCAAAATTAGACCGGCTCAAAAAACGAAAAGCTGAACTGCGCGCTAAACTAAACGAGCAGTTGCGCAATGGGAAACTATATCAGGCAAACATCACCATGGGTAAAATCCAAGATGTCGAAGCCGCAATAGAGGAAGCTGAAAGCTACTTGCCAAAAAAACTATCAGAGCTTTTTGACAAAGAAACTCTCAATAAGTCCGGCATAAACAATGCCATTGTAAAAGTACACTTGGCCGCAGACTATCTCGCAGATTGCGCTTACGATTTGAAGGATAAATTCGATAAGCTCGGAGTTCAGGAAAACCATCTAATTCCGCTGCTCGACGACATCAAAAAACGGGCTCAAGAATTTGCCAGCATAGTTTGCCATCCTAATTTTGCCGGGTTGTCTGATTTTATCGTAAATAATGAGGATTACATCGATGATGTTAACTCGATAACAGATAAATACATTGAGAATCATCTCACAATAACCGACGACTAATGGCAGACTTTTTCCAACCATATATCTACGAACTGATAAAGGAAGAGATAAAACGTGTTCAAGATGCTCATGTAGCACCGGTCGTTGCTACAAAGCAGGCAATAATGGCCGTTATTTGCAAAGACTTCGATGAGGCAATCGCATCCCTTGTGGAAGATGGTCTTATTACCCAAAGCATGAATATCAACCACATTCCTTTATATAAGCTCGCAGAACGATAATAAGATAGCGTAATGGTAACAGCAACAGAACCCCAAGTAGCCCCAACCGGGCGATATACAGTGAAGCAGACGTGCGAACACCTCGGAATTCACCGTAACACACTGCGTCGCTACACTGAAGAAGGTCATATAAAATGCAGTTTCAGGCGGGAAACCGCGAGGAAAATATATCTGGGAAAAGAAATCCTGCGATTTTGGAATTCCCAGCTTTAAGATACTTCATATTTGCAATCCCAACCCGTGAGGGCGCAAGATTTAAGAGCCACGAGGAAACTCCTGGCTCTTTTTGTGCGATGACCTTACAGTTGCCCCAGAACATAGTCGATGACGCGTCGGTTGGCCTCATCCACCTTACGCATATTGAAATTGATGTATATTGCAGAGGTGGAGTTGCCATAGGAGTGTCCGAGAGCAGCCGCAATGGTCGCGTCTGGAATATCGAGATCCGATGCAATTGTAGCCCATGTATGACGGGCCCAATAAGTAGTAAGCTCTTGAAAAGTGATACCGTCGTCTATGCTATTAAGCGCAACCTTTACGCTATTGAGTCCGCGAACAAGGCAATTATAGAATGTCCGATAACTTTTATGGTGGTCGAGATAGTTAAGCAAGTGCCGCTCACCGGCATATTTGCTTATGATAGCCGCAGCTTCAGGCTCCAATTTAATCGAATAGAGTTTATGCGTCTTTGCGCGACGGTACTGCAGACGACCATCTGTTATACCTGTAGCATTGCAGATATCTACAACATTCATACCAATCAAGTAGAACGAGAGCATAAAGAAATCCCGGTACTTCTCAAGATGTGGTTCTATGCCTGCCGTCATTATTTTTCGCAAAGATTCAACGGACATAGACCTCTTTCTTGTTTCTTCATATTTCAACTTGAATTTTCTGAATGGATAGGCGGCAGTAATCTCGTTGTCGATTGCGTAGTTGAAAACGGCACGAATATTACGAAAATGTATATTGCGAGCATTCTTTGCCGGCGAAGTCTTAGCAAGGAAAAGGTCAAAATTAGTAAGCCATTCCAAAGTCATTTCCTCGAACGTAAGGGCAGCATACTCCTTAGGCTTGAATTTTTTTATGCGTTCAAGCGTCGCAAGATAAATCTGCCTAGTCCGACCACCTTTATTATCAGCAAATTTCTCCAGCCATACGCAAAAAAGGTTTTTGGGAACAGACTCGGCTTCTTCCGGATTGACAACCGCAAGTATTCGGTTTTTGATTTCCGTTATTGTCCCCTCAATATCCTTATTCGCAATCATCGAGAGAACGATTTCGTCGACCTCAAGCTTACGCTTTTTTATATAAGTGTTGTAGAATTGCTTTTTGGGATGCCCTATAACCTTATTGGCTTTAGAATCCCATTGCGATGCTAACAAAGATATGCCAAGAGATATATATGAGGTTGAGCCACGTTTCGTGATGGCAATCTTCAGTGGGGCCGGTTTTGTTTCATCCTTGACTGCCCGCCGGTCAAGATACAATTTGGTGGTTACCATAGTTCTCAAAGTTGCGGGTAATTTGCGGGTAGGTTTAATCCAAAGCAATCGGAATACACCCAAAAAGTGCAA